ACCCCATTGTGAATGGGGTTGGCGGCTTCCTCAAGGCTTCCAGCTTCCGCAGCCCCGGTGGCAAGTGGACCCGTGCCTATGAGCATCCCCAGGAGTGGACGGATTGCGGTTGACATTCGGCTGAAACCCTGTACGATACTGACATGAACACCAACAAGCTCCCCATCGGCACCAAGACCTTCACCATGAACATGGGCAAGGCGGTCGCTGTCGAAATCCTCTCACAGAACGACGAGGCGGCTGGCTGGCTCGGCTCCGAGTACCGTGTCCGCTACACGGGCACCGAGAAGGTCTGCCTCGACTACGGTCAGAACTGGTGGTTGACTCCGGGCGACGAGTTCACCACCCGTGCGGTCAACATCGACACGGCTATCGGCTACAAGCAGAAGGGCTACTGACATGCGAACCAAGCGCAAACAAGTCAAGAAGAAACCGGTGCGTCACACACAGGCGACCGACGAGTGTGATGGCTTCGACGGGCGCTGGACCAAGCTCTACGGCAAGCCCTTCCGCTGGAGTGGGCGCAAAACTCCCGCTTGACTGCTGGATGAAACCCTGTAAGCTATACGCTCAACCAAGGAACCCCATGCCTTCCAAGCTCTCAACCACCCGCCTCACCGACCTCTGCTGCTGCATCAATGCCTATGAAGGCTACTGCATGACCTACCCAAACTCCTGCGAGGGTGAGAAGAACCCCCGCAAGGTTGAGGAACGGCGGCGGCAGGCGCTCTACGATGCCATGATGACCGAGGCTGACACCCTCTACAACGGCGGTGTGTCACTCAAGCGACTGTCCAAGGCGATCAATGTGGCTGGCTGGGAGGATCAGAAGATGGTTCGCCGCAAGTACACGCTTGCGATTGTTCCCGCTTGACATCGCAACCCCAACCCCTACAATCATACACATGAGCAACGACAACGCCTCCCCCCTCACCTTCGACGCCGCTCTGGCTGCCTTCGTGGCTGCTGTGCAGGAAGGCTTCGACAAGCAGAACGCCAAGATGGCTGAAAACTTCCCCGAGGGCTACTACAAGCCCATCGTGCTGGAGGCTGGCTCCAAGAACATCCGACTGGTCTGCACCGCCGGTCACGGTCGCTCCGTCTACTGCTTCGTCCGCAAGAGTGATGGCGCGATTCTAAAAGCGGCTGGATGGAAAATGCCAGCAAAGCATTCGCGTGGCAGCGTCTTCGATCCAAAGTCATACGAAGCCGCACGAAGCGACTGCTATACGGGATGGCTGTATCTGCGGTGAAATAACTGAAAACCTGCTATAATACTTATATAAATAGTATTAGCAGGAACAATAAACGGAACCCTGGAAAGTCAAGTTTCTACGCGATAAGTCTTGTGAGATGATGGATGAACGCCCGAGTGCAAAGGGCGTTTTTATGTATAATTCTGGATTGGTGGACGGGCTGAAAGAGGCGCTGGATATGCTCAAAACTGAGGCTTGACAAGCGGCTTCCAGTCGCTATCATGTGAGCATCAACCAAGGACATGACCCCATGGCTACCAAGCCCTCTCCCATCGAAATCGCCAAGAGCATCAAGGAAGCCGCTGCCAAGTACGGCTTCACGCTTGAGGTTCGCGGCGGCATCCTGACCGTTCACAAGAGCTTCCCGGCTGGCAGCAACGAAGGCTTCCGCGACTGCGACATGATGTACTACTCGGTGCTGGGTCTGCTGCCTCGCACGGAACCCGGCTCGGATTGGGGCACGGATGGCGGCGGCATCGGTGGCATGTGCGCCCTCAACAGCGGTCGCTTCAAGATGAACCGCTCGGGTGGCTCCAAGCGAGTGCTGGCGGCTCTTGTCAAGTTGGGAGCCTGAACCATGACTGCCCAGGAACTCATCAACCGCCTCAACGATGTCATCAAGAAAAACCCCAAGGCTGCTCACATGGAAGTCGTGCTGGCTCAGTATGACACTGTGGGCAATGATGATGGTGTGGAGAAAGCTTACGATGTGAAGGAGAGCGGGCTGCGGCAGGTGGTTATCTCTTGACTCTGGCTGCCGACTGATATACTCTGAGCATCAACCAAGGAAAACAAACATGTCCCGTCCCAACATCCGTCCCATGTCTCCCGTTCATGTCAATAAGGATGACGAGGATTGGGGACGCATCGCAGCCGATGGTGTCGTGTCGGAGGTTGCTGATGACGGCTGCCTCGTTGACATTCCCTCGCTGGGAGGCGGTGCAAGTGTGTGGTGCAGCTACGATGAGGTTAAGGTTCGGGATTGACTCTGACGGTAGCTCGCTACAATCAGAGCATCAACCAAGGATACCCCATGAAGCGCGTCTCCAAGAAAAACATCAACATCGCCATCTCCAAGGTGGCTGAAAACTACTTCAAGGCGTCCAATGCCAAGGGGCTGAGTGAGGACACTCGCAAGTTCCTCACGAATAAGTGGGCAATGTATCGTGAGATTGCGTATCTCATGGCGGTGCAGTCGCCCGAAACCCTGAAAAACATCGTGATGGACAGCGAGAGTTGGGCGGCAAGTGCCGATGCCATCGCTGCGGAGACTGCCAAGTGAAGCCAATCCCCCGCTACCTCGTGACCGACTCTGGAAACGCTCTGACTCTCGGTGTGGGTGACACAGAGGCGACCGCCGTCAATGCGTCGGCTGAAACCATCAAGAACTCGCACAATCCCAATCCTCGCAGGGTGGTGATCCATGACCTCGACCCCAAGGGCTACAAGCGCCGTGTGGCTGTGATTGGTGCTGATGGGCTGGTGAGCAAGTAATGCTTCGCCACGAAATCGTCAGCCTGACCTACAAGATCGACATTCCTCTTGACAAGTTCATCTTGCTTGAGCGTGCTGATGACGAGCATGACGATACGACCCCATACGCACAACTCAAAAAGGTTGAGGGCGTTTGGGATATCGAATACAACGGGCACTTCGGCAACCATATCTGGATCACTGTGGCAAAAGAGAACGACCGCTGGGAGTTCATAAAGACTCTGGAAAAAATACTTGCGTCTCTGAAATAACCCATACAATAATACCCATGAGCAACCTCTCCCCCACCGCTGGTCGAATCTTCTCCGCCTACCTCGAAGCAGTCCATCGGGCTGACAACCCCGCTTCGGCTGGTGGAGTCACCGACGACAACGAGTATCTTGACCTCATGCTGACGATTGCCGAGGAAGCCCGTCAGCGATACAACGCCAAGCTGCGTTCGGGTCTGACCTCCAACCGATACGAGATGCTGGAGCAGATGCACCGCAACGACATGTATGATGCCGAGGATGCGGCTGACCATGACGCAAGCTGGAATGGCAGTCATCCCACCGGAGTTAGTTAAAATACATTTTTCTGCTATAATATAAATAGTATTAGCAGGAACAGTAAACAAGTCTGGAAAACTCAAGTTTATTATAGCGCCTGCTTCCGGAGTGGATGTTCCATTCCAGACTTGTTCCACACGGAAGCAGGAGTTATTTTATGGGTCCGAAACCTAAATCGCACGAAAAGTATATATTAGATTGTATTGATAAACATGGCGACAAATATGATATTAGTAAAATAGTTTATACGAACTCCAGATGTAAAGTGACACCAATATGTAAAATACATGGAGAATGGAATACAAGAGCCGATAGGTTTTTGGTATGTGGATGTAAGAAATGTAGCCAGGAAGCGTCCAACACTAAAACAAGAACACATGATAATGATTTTATTGATAGATGTAAAGTGAAACACGGCGATAGATATTTGTTGGATAAAATAGAATATAAAGGCACCCGCTCCCGAATAGTTGTTATATGTAGGAAACACGGAGAGTGGTCCCCGTTAGCTGGAAGTTTTATAAGCGGAAAAGGATGCCCTAAATGTCGAAGTAGTAAGAGGGAGATTTTCATAGAAGAATACCTAAAAAGTAAAAATATAGATTTTACACGGGAAAAAAGATTTCATAGTTGTCGCGATAAACTTCCACTTCCTTTTGATTTTTACTTACCATCTAAAAACATTTGTATAGAATATGATGGGGAGCAGCATTTTTATAAATCTAATATTTGGTTTGGAACTGACAGTGAAGAACAGTTGAGTAAAGTTCGTAGAAGAGATAATATAAAAACCAAATATTGTAATGATAACAATATAGTTTTATATAGAATAAAGTTTACTATGTCCGATGCGGATATAGTTGTGTTTCTGGATAATGTGTTGTGTGATACAGTTTGAGATAAGGGGCAGTCCTGACCCCTTGACTTCTGTTCGCCAACTCCTACAATATACACATCAAGGAAGAAAAACAATGTTCGAGTCAGCCGAGCAAGCCACTGCCTTCATGAACTCCATGATCCACTACAACCGCTTCTGCGGTGAGTATGTGGTGATGGTTGCCTTCTACTTCGAGAAGATTGCGAGCTTCTTCTAATGGATATCATCGGTGAGAAGGATTGCAACGCCAAGGAACTGGCACGGCTTCTGGTTGGCAGCATTCAGACTCTTCTGACGCTGAACCAGTGGAACGGCTTCTCCCGTCTACAGGCTGTTGATGACCCTATCCGCTTCATCGAAGAAGTCGCCAAGCATGCCGACGCTCTGGAGCGTGAAGATGAGAACAAGGGTCTGTTCCACATCCGCATCACGGGCGTCAACCCTGAAGGAAGCACCAACAAGATCGGCTGCATTAAGCTCCTGCGCCAGATGTTCGGCTGGGGATTGGCTGACTCCAAGGTTTCGTTCGAAGCCCTGCCGGGCAGTGGTCACGATTACTCGAAGACCAGCCCCTCCTACTCTATCGTCTCCCGTGAGTTCAGCACCCAGGAGAGTCTGATGGAGTCGAGCGAATGGAAGGAGCTTCAGACAGGCAAGCATTTCTTTGTGTTCGACGTGGTACGCCTGCCCAACGGCACACTCGTCTCCAAGCCTTTCTCATCGCCCCGCTTTTGACACCAACCAAAAAGCTATAAGCTTCTTTCCCGATTGCCGATCCGCTAAAGCCTGTTATACTAAACCTGTCATTACAACCTACAAGGAGAAACACAATGACTGTTCGTGCCAAGATTGATGAAACCCTCACCGCCGCCATCCGTGCTGACTACGCCACTGGCAACTTCACTCAGGGAGAGCTTGCTGTCAAGCATAACATCTCCGCCCCTTCCGTGAACAAGCTGGTCAAGGGCATCAAGCCCGAGAAGCGCAAGTATACCCACAAGACCTCGAAGTTCACCGAGCGCAACGCCGAGATTGCCGCCAAGGCTGCGGCTGGAGCTTCGACTCGTGCGCTCGCCGCTGAATACAATGTCACCCACCAGAACATCTCGCTGATCCTCAAGGGTCAGGGCATCGTTCCTATCGCCGCCCACAAGGAGCGACTTGCTGTGAAGTCGGCTGCCCGTGCCGAGCAGGTTGCTGCTGTCAAGGGTGCGAAGAAGGAAGCGAAGATGCAGAAGGTCAACGCTCTCTCGGCTCTCTGGAAGAGCGGTGCGAAGATCGGTGAGCTTCGTGAAGCTGCTGGTCTGAAGTCGGACAATGCCGCCCAGGTCAAGATCGTTCTTCTTCGCCGCAAGTTCCCTGAACTCTTTCCCAAGCGCCCCGCTTTCGGTCGCACGGCGCTGAACACCGCCGAGGGTCAGGCTGAGAAGCTGGCGAAGGTCGAGAAGCTGTCGGAAGCCTGGAATAGCGGCAAGAGCGCCCAGGAGTGCGCCGATGCTGTCGGTTGGAAGCTCGCAACCTTCCAGCGTTCGCTGCCGCATCTTCGCAAGGAGTTTGGTGCCGAGAAGTTCGCCTACCGCCGCCAGCCTGCCGTGAAGGCTGATGTTCCTGCGCCTACCCAGCCCGAGGACTTCACCGCCCCGCAGGCTTGATAAAAACAAATACGCTGCACCAAGGCGTTCCCCCATCTGTGTGGTACAGGTGGGGGTTTTTCGTGTCTAAATAGTATTGACAGGAGGATGCTACCATGGATAATGAACCGCATAAGGAACCCCCAATGAAGCCAGCCTACGCCGCTCTTGCTGCCACTATCCGCTCGTATGAGCCTGACCGACTGAGTGAGGAAGTCGTGGCTTCTCTCCGCTTCATGCTCAAGCACCCGACCTTCGCCCCGCTTCGTGATGTTATCATGGAGAAGCTGATCGACATTGGTGAGTATTTCCGCCAGAAGGATGAACGGGTTGTCAAGACCAATCTGGAAGGCAAGCCGCTCAACAAGCCGAAGCGCACCCCCGATGGTCGCAAGAAGCGCAAGCAGACTGCCGCAAGCAGCAATGACCCCGCCCTGACCATGGATTTTGTGCAGAAGGACGGCATCTTGGTGCCTGTGAAGAAGTGACTTGACATATGCAGCCGATGCCTATGATATGCTCAACAACCAAGGAACCGCCTACATGGCTCTCAATGACCCCCGCTGCTCTGTGGATAAGATCATGGCTTTCGAGTCCGGTGAAATAAACACCGAGGATGAAGTCATCGACTTTTTCCAGGGCTTGATCGACACCGGAATGGCGTGGCAGCTTCAGGGCTGCTATGGTCGAACCGCCGCCGCTCTGATCGACGCTGGTCACTGTTCGCCGCCTGAAACCAAACCCCGCAACGCCTACTACCCCGAGGGAACAACTTTTCCCTCTTGACAAGCCCACCCCAACCAATACAATCATACCCATGAGCAACACTCTCGTCTCCACCACCTACTCCACCTTCACCAGCAAGGAGAAGCGAGTCGAAACGACCGCCGCCCTTCCTGGCAACCGTCAGCTTTCCCTGACCACTCACCGCTCGTTCGATGGTGAACTCATCACCCGTGCCAGTGTCGGCATCGTGGAGGGTGGCTTCGTCAAGTATCTGATGGGGCGTGACTACAACCGAGTGTTCCAGCGTGGCAAGGTTCGCATGACCAAGGGCAACGTCGAAGCGCAGCACAACAAGTATCTTGCCGAGCTTGACCAGATCGCGGAGGATGCCTGCAAGTATTATTCCGTTTCATATGTGAAGATGTAAAAATAAGAAAACCTGCTATAATATAAATAGTAATAGCAGGAACAATAAACGAAGTCCGGAAAACTCAAGTTTATATAACGCCTGCTCCCGAAATGGATGTTCCATTCCGGGCTTCGTTCCACTCGGGAGCAGGAGCGTCGGGGTAATCCCAGCTTCATCGCTGAGAACCCCAATTCCGGTCGGATGGTCGAGTGGCACACCCAGCCCAAGTTCGTGCATGTCAAGGGTGGCACGAGCTACTACGACGAGAAAGACCCGATCACGACCTATGTGGTCGCTCGCAGCCCTCACACCGACATCATGACCGACTGCTACTGCGATTCGTTTTTTCATAGCATCAAAAGCGCCGTCGCAGCTATCGCTTGACAACGGCTCCCGCCTCCTACAATCAACTCTCAACCTCCTACAAGGAAAAACACATGTCCAAGTTCACCGTCCCCCGCAACACCGTCGCTCGCCATCTGCGTGACTCCAAGGGCAACCCCATCGGGCTGGCTGCTGCCTTCCAGGGTCCGTCTGGTGATGTGACCGTTGGCTGGGCTTTCGTCGCCAAGGCTGACCGCAAGCTGGGCAACATCGACAAGCGCAAGTCGTGGCAGATTGCCTTCGGTCGGGCTGTCAAGGGCACCGATGCCAAGATCCCCGCCGCTCTCCGCCCCGTGGTCGAGGAAGTCACCGAGCGTGCGGCTCGCTACTTCCGAGTGGATGCGGTTCGGGTCGCCTGAAAAGGTCTTGACTTCCGCTCCGACTCTGTAGAATAGACACATCACCCAAGAGAAGCCACGAAAGGCACACTCCCATGTCTACCCCCACCATCATCATCAACGAGAGCAACCGAGTTGCCGTCCGACTCCAGTCTGGTGTCGAGGCGTACTACTCCTACAAGACCCTTGTGGGTGTGGTGGCTGCCGATGGCACCCGCTACCAGACCGAGGTCAAGTATTCCCGCACCACCAGCAAGCACCTGGGGCAGTATGGGCTGGGTGGGGCTGAGAAGGTGAGCCAGAGCGTGCTTGAGGGGATGGTTAAGTAAACGAGTAAACGAGAATAGCGAAAAACAATGACCACCGCAGGAACGACGCCTGCGGTCGCTAGAGGGGGGCAGCAGCACCCGGTCCATTTGACCTTAGATCCGCCGACTCTCAACCCAGCTTGCGCTGGGTTTCTTCGTTCTTGACATTGGCTCCCGCTCCATATAATCATGCTCATGATCCGCTACTCCCAAATCGAAAACCTCCCCTCCACCGATCCGCTCGTCCAGGCTTTCATGAAGCAGGAACGAGACTTGGATGACCTGTATGCTTCCGTCACCAACGACGGGCAGGAAGTCACCGAGGATACCCAGGAATACTTCGACCGCTTCGTGGCTGGTGACAGGTAGTTCTTGACTCTCACCACAACCCTGTAAGATACTCGCATGAGCAAGAAACTCTTCTCCGTCACCCGCACCGTCTCCCTCAACGGCAATATGCTGGAGGTTGAGCGCAACTTCGGCATCTTCTCGAAACCCGAGGATGCTGAGTTCCGAGCGCAGGAGTTGTATGACACAGTTGCCAACAACATCGCCACAAAGGGCTTGTGCTTCAACTTCTATGTCAAGCAGATTGTCGTGGATGATGCGGCATAACTGACGCTTGACTTCCGCCCCCAACCCCTACAATAAACACATATGACCAAGACACTCAAAGCTCCCGCTCGCTCTTCCGTCCACGATGTTGGAATTCAGGAAACTGATATCCAGATCGCGGGTGAGATTGACATTCCCGACTGCTTCTTCAACCGTCTGTCATGCGGCATCACCCTAGTCGATGACCTTGTGGGCAACTTCGTCCCAGGCTCCGTTTACACGGTGTCGGCTCCCCGTGGCGTCGGCAAGACCACCCTGCTTCTTCAGTTGGCGCAGGGCTTCCAGCGTGCGACCACGAGCGTCAAGGCTCTGTACATCTCGGGTGAGGAACACGTTGCCCAGCTTGCCTACTCCTGCCAGCGTCTCGGCACGACCGACGTAGCGGTGTGCAACAAGAGCAAGGTTGAGAGCATCATCCCGCTCATGGGCAAGTTCAACGTGATCATCATCGACTCGCTCGCTGCCATGACCACCGACGAAAATATCCCCAAGTTCGACACCGAGGTTTGGGCGACTGGTCAGTTCTACAAGCGTGCGAAGGAAACCAATACCATTGTCTTCATCATCCTTCACTGCACCAAGGAAGGCAAGAGCAAGGGCAACAGTTCCATCGAACACATGGTTGATGGCTGCGTGAGCATCAGCAAAATGAACGAGGAAGACTTCGGACCCGGCGCTCGCAACATCGAAATCGACAAGAACCGGTTCGGCTCGACGGGCAACGTCTCGCTGCGCATGACCCGCAGCGGTTGGGATTTCGAGAACCCGATTGACGATAGTCAGGCGAACAACAAAGACAAGAGCGCGATGGGTGCTGGCGGCGGTCAGCGTGCCGAGAAGAAGGCTCGTGAAATGAACAACCTCGTGGAGTTCATGAAGAGCAAGGGCAGCATCAAGGAAGTCGAGTTGGCTGGCTGGGCTTCGCTGCCGAGCGACCCGAGTGGCTTCGACCGCACGGTTCGGCTGCTCAAAGCCTTGACGAAAATGGGTAAGGTTGCCAAGGTGGGCGATGCCTTCAGCGTGGTGCCCTGACCCCTTGACAAGCGGCTCCCAGCCCCTATCATGTGAGCATATGAGCAACACTCCCGCCCCCTCCACCAACGGCTATGTCTGCTTCTACAAGGGCAAGCGAGCCGAGGTTTACGCCTCAACCTCCTACGAGGCTCAGACGAAGGCTGCGGCTTTCTTCAAGGCTCGCAAGCAGTACGAAGTCACCGTAGTCCTGGCTGAGAAGGGTGGCGCTCCCGTTGTCCACTCGACTGCGAGCATCTGATGCTCACCGACAAGGAATACGCTGCCAAAATGGCAATCCCCGATGTCACCGACAAGGTTGACAGCATTTGGCTCTACGAGAGTGGTGCTGACCAGTTCCTCTATGAAATGTATGGGGGATCCGTCTGGAAGTGTGCGCTGGATCAAGCCGCCTGCCTCAACGAAAAACATTACGAGGATCACCTGTCGTTCCGCGTGGTGAAGTATTGCCAGGATTACTATGTGCTTGACAAGGTAATCGCTGAGAAGAAGTTCGGGCTTGACTTGTCTGCCCCTCTGCCTATCATATGAGCATGAGCAAAGCCACCGACACCTTCTACCGCATCTACGGCTCCTACAAGAGCGTCTGCCTCATTCCCATTCCCGCTGGCAAGGGCGCATCCAGTAGCGAAGTGAAGCAAGCTGTTGATGGCTCCTTCTACTACGAGTACGAGGATGAAACTGACAAGGGCAAGTCAATCGAAAGTCAAACCGTTTACCCGAGCAAGGCTGCTGCATGGGAGAAGGTCAAGGCTGACATTCGGGCAGAGATTGCCGAGCGTGAGAAGATGCTGGATGCTGTTATCCTGGCATGGAGCAAAGACGAGGAAGTGGCTAAGGCTCCGCTCTAAATTGGTGCTTGACTTCGCTTCCCCGCTTCTATAATGACACACATGAGCCAAGCAACCGCCATCCCCAACGCCTACCTCCCCGCCGCCAATCAGTTGATTGACGGTCGCTTCTGGCTGCTGTTCTACAACGGTGGCACCTTCGAGGAATACAAGGCGATGCCCAACGCCCTGCGCTTCGAGAACAAGACCTACATCAAGGCTGGCTGGAACTCCGACCTGAACACCGTTCACTACAAGGAAGGTGTGCCTGCGATTGCCGCTTGACACTCGGCAGGAAGCCGCTACACTATACGCATGACAAAGGAAACCAGCCCCATGTATCCCTTCCACACCCGCATCGTCGGCTCCATCCACGCCTTCTCTGCTCATGCCTCGCTGGCTGATGCTGTCAAGACTCTCAAGTGCCAGGGTATCAACAAGAGCAAGTTCATCATCACCAACTACGCCACTGGTGAGAAGTTCGACGCCACGGGTAAGCCGCTTCCCGCTTGACATTCGTCACCCACTCCTACAATAAAACACATATGAGCTACAAGACCAACTCCCCGCCTATCTCTGTCATTCGCAAGGATGGCACCATCACCAACACCTATACCTACGACTGGTCAAGCGGTGTTGGCAGCATCCGCAAGGCTGATGCGCTGCTCATCAACTCGGGCGAGGCTGTTGCCTTCTACCCTCACCGCCCTGCGCTGACCTTCACCCGTGCCGTCTACTACCCCAAGGCGAAGAAGTGGTATGTCAAGAGTGACAGGAGTGCCAAGTGAGTAAAATCTCCCCCCGAGTCCAGAAGCTCATCAACCTCATGCAGAAGGCTGCCGAGAGCAAGTTTGCCCAGGCAAAGGAGCAGAAGGAAGCCGATATGATGTCGATGTATGCTGGCGATGCGGAAGACATGTTCGCTGTCGCTCGAATGATGGAGGAAGGCAACTACGGCGGTGCCTACAGTAAGGTGCGCAACATGGACACCGCCGCCCGTGACGAAATCCCTGACAAGGTTTACGAGTTCCTTGAGGAAGAGGCTAACGGGTGAGCAACGCCGAAATCTGGCTGAACAACTACCGAGCCACCGAGTTCATCAACTACGATGGAACCCTGACGGTGAACGGTGAGCGTGTGAGACAGCCTGAACTAACCACCGCCGAAACCGCTGAGGTTCGTAAAAGTCTCGGCTTGACTTCGCTCCCCACTTGATACGATATAAGCATGAGCAAGACCCTCCCCGCCATTCTCAACCTCGCCTACCAGAATGCCCTCGCCGCCTACTGCGACTTCCCTCGCAACGGAAAGGCGCTCGACAGGCTCATCCGTGTGCGTGAGGTTCAGAAGCGTGCTGCCAAGCACTACGGCGTGGCAGTCTTGCGGGGCGCACGAGCATGAAGCCCACCGATCTTCTACTGGATGAAGCCTACAAGGTGTTCGTGCTGGCTAAGGCTGGCAACATGGTATCGGCTGCCGTGTTCAACGAGTGGGCTGCGAGCAACAAGATGCCTCTGCTGCCCGACCCTGAATACGATGCTGTGACCGATTACGACAAGTTCTACGCCATCGCATACATGAACATCTTCATCGACTAAGGGAAACAATGGATCCATCAAAGTTTAATCTCAAGCAAGCGTTCTCCGCCCTCAAGGAAGCTCGTAAGGGCAACGCAATCTCGCAAGCCATCTACCGCAAGTGGGCTGACCGAAATGCGATGCCACACGACAACGACCCCGAGTGTGGGTCGATCCAGACCTATCAAGAGTTCACAAAGAAACATATTGAGGTCTGGTACTTCGAGTAGGGTATTGACAAAACCGGAAACCGCCTTACAATAGAGTCATACCAGCCAGCATGGGACGGCTGGGACAGAGCGTGGGGACGCTCGCAAACAGGGGGATGATGAACTGATTGGTTGTGGTGACTGAAAGGGGAACCGAGAAATCGGCTCCCCTTGTTTGTTTCTTGACTTCTCCCGCCGCCTTGTATGATGGTGACATATGACCGCTACCGCCCTCATCGTCTGCGACCTTCAACCCTACTTCACTGGCGAGCTTGGCACTACTGACCAGTTCGGTGTGAAGGATGGTCGAGAACAGGCGCTCATCAACGCCGCATGCGCCCAGGTTCGTTGGGCGAAGCGCAACCGCCTCCCCATCATCGTGCTGGAATACGCCAATCTGGAATATGATGGCGACGGCTACTTCGCCACCCGCACCCATGATGACATTCGGGCTGAGATTGGCAGCTACTCCCGTGCGTGGTATGTGCTGAAAGATAATGACAGCGGAGCCGAGGAAGTGCTGGATGTGATGCGTGGGGTGAAACCCGTCCTTGGGCTGATGAACGGCTGGAAGCGTCACCGCAACCCGCTGCGCAAGATGATGAAGCCTGCTGACGAAGTGACCTTCCGTGTATGTGGAGTAAATCTCTGCGCATGCCTTGCTGAGAGTATCAACGGATTACTTGACGAGGGGCATAACATAGAAATAGCAGCAAACGCTTCTCGGGATTGTGAAGGTGACTTGACAGCGTATCACGCCCGTTGTTGGGATAAGTATGAAAGTCGGGTAAAAATAATTGGCAAAATCGGTAAAAAGTTTTATAAATAGTAATACAGGAACGGTAAACAAGCCTCGCAAGCAATAAAGTTTATAACTCCTGTTCCTCGCTGGTCGTTCCCGCGAGGCTTGTACCACTTGGAACAGGAGTTATTTTATGGAAAATACCGAAACAAGAGTTTGTAATAAATGTGGCGTTGAGAAAAACGCATCCTTATTCATGAAGAAAAGGAACACTTGTTTGGAATGTGGTAGAAGGTGGAAACGAGAATGGGTGGATAAAAATAGAGATAGAATAAATCTACAAAATAGAGAAAAATATAGCAGTCTAACGCCATCAGAACTTGAGGAACTTAGAGCCGCTAAACGGAAAGAGAACTTGACACCTGAACAGATAGAAAAGCATAATAATACCAGCCGCAAACACTGGAATGGGAATAAGGTATTTCTCAATGAAATGCGAAAATCCGAAAATCTAATCCCCGATGAACTAATGTTGAGACGTGAACGAGGAAGAGCCGCTTATATAAAGCATAAAGAGAAGCGTTTGTTGTCTGATGCTAAAAGGCGAGCAAAACGTAATGGATTGGAGTTTGACTTGACTGTTGACGATATAGTTATTCCCGAGGTCTGCCCTGTTCTTGGAATACCAATACATCGTGATTGTGAAATGACTGCCAGAAATAACTCACCATCGCTTGACCGCATTGACAACTCAAAAGGTTATGTCAAGGGTAATGTGAGAGTTATATCGTGGCGTGCCAATGCCATAAAACGCGACTCTACAATAGAAGAACTCAAAAAGATAATAGAGTATATGACACACTGACTTCATCGCTTGACAGCCGCTCCCCGCCGCCTATACTACACGCATGAGCAACGACAACCCCTCCCTCTCGTTCGACGCCAAGCGTGCCGACGAGTTTTTCAACCGCAACTGCATCTACGCTGGCAAGATGGGCGGCATCAAGTATGATGCTGGCTACGCCAAGGGCTGCGCTGCTGACCTTCGTGCCTGGATCGGCAAGGGCAAGAGCCGCAAGACCCTGGCGATGCTCTCGCTGCTGAAGCAGATGGAGGATAAGCTGGATGCCATCACCAAGGATGCTGCCGCTTGACAACCTGACGCCAAGCCCTATACTCTGCTCAACAACCAAGGAACCGCTGACATGGCATGCAACGCCTGGACCGTCACTCTCAACCGCAAGAACATCGACACCGTGTTCTTCGACAAGAACTGCGACAAGGATTATGTGCTGCGCTCCCTCATCAACCATGACGGCTACGACCCTGCCATCAAGGTGAGCAAGGCTCGCAAGCCGAAGGTGAGCAAGTAGGGTCAAGACCGACCCGGTGCGGTCGCCACTGTGTCACACTGTAAAACTCTCTGTTGACTCCCCTCCCCCGCTTCATATACTACACTCATGAGCAACGCTCCCACCCTCGCCAGTCGCACCCTCAACATCCCCGCCTTCCGCTTTGAGCAACTGACTGCTGCTCTGGCGAAGCTGGGCAAGAAGGCTGTCAAGCTGGGCTGCAAGGCTCCCGTTGCCAGCATCCTCCGCTCCTACACGGTGGACGTGAGCGAGGACAAGAAGTTTCCGGAACTGGTCGAGTGGAATGAGGTCAAGATCGACTATGAAGTAATCCGCAAGGCTGGCGATTATGTGTTCATCGCTAAGGTCGAGCATGCTGATGAAGTCAATGGAGTTCCCCGGAACAAGGTTTCGGGCATCAACCTGTCAAACGAGCATGCGGCTCGCTTCGTGACTTCGCCAATCGTCTGCTCGCATTGCGGCATCAATCGCAAGCGGAACGCTGGTTATGTGGTTCAGTCGTGCAACGATGAAACTGTCATGGTCGGTTCAACCTGCCTTGAAGTGTTCCTGGGTGTGGATCCTGCTGCTGCCGTTGCTGGTATGGAGTTCGATGCTGCTATCAGTGAAATCGGCAACGACGGGGAACGCTGGGGCTACGGTTCGGCTGCTCCCCGTGTCGTTCCCCTGGACGAGTTCGCTGCTGCTACCATCTCGCTTGTGAGCAAGAATGGATTCGTCAATGCTGCTGCCGCTGAGTTCGGCAAGGTCAAGACCGGCGACGATGTTCTGCTGCTGACTCTCGGCAAGGAACCGCGCCTCGCTGACTGGCGCAAGGAAATGACCCCGACTGACGAGCATAAGGCTATGGCTGCTTCGGTTGTCAAGCGTCTGTCTGACCGGATCCTGCCTTCCTATATCAACAATCCAACTGCTCTGGATGCCTTTGCCTTCAAGTTCGGTATTCTGCTCAACAAGGGCTATGTTGGTGTGAAGGATGCCCAGCTTGCGGCTGCTGCTATCTACTACGAGATCGGCAAGATTGCCAAGGAAAGCGTGAAGTCAACCGTCAAGAATGAGTTCTACCCCTGCAAGGAAGGCGACAAGGTTGCGGTGGAAGTCAGCATCAACATGGTCAAGGAAGTGTTCAGTTCCTTCGGCACCAGTCTGCTCATCAAAATGGTCAGCACCGATGGCTACACGTTCAGTTCCTTCTACTCGGGTGCCAAGGAAAGCTTCACCCCTGGCTCAACCGTCAAGGTGTCTGGTAAGGTCAAGAAACTGGATGATAATGCTCGCTTCGGCAAGAGTGTGATGCTCTCACACCTGAAGGTTGTTGGGTGAAATAACGGAACCTGCTATAATATAAATAGATATGCAGGAACAGTAAACGAAACCCGGAAAGTCAAGTTTATTATAGCGCCTGCTTCCGGAGTGGATGTTCCATTCCGGGTTTCGTTCCACACGGAAGCAGGAGTTATTATGTCAAGGAATACAGAGCAAAATAATAAAAATCGCAGAATAAAATATGCGAACCTAACTGACGATGATAAAGACAAAATACGCAGGAAAGATAGAGAAAGATATAAAAGTAGAATGCCCTCTATACTGCTGCATCTTGCTAAAAAGAGAGCAGTAGAAAAAGGCTTAGAAATAAACATATCGGTCGAAGATATAGTTATTCCTACGGTTTGCCCGGTTTTGGGAATACCTATAATAATAGGTGGAAACGATGATAAAAAGTATTTCAGTGATAACTCGCCAACACTCGACAGAATAGACAATACTCGTGGATATGTCAAGGGGAATGTAAAAGTTATATCATATAGGGCTAATGCTCTAAAAGGCTCTGGTAGTATAGAAGAACATCAAAAAGTTATTGATTACATGAAGCGAGAGTTGCAATACGGTCAGTAAACACCCCATTGACAAATCAACTCCGCTTCCTATGATATGAGCATGAAGCGCCCAACTGCCTCCCGCTCCCCCTCCCTCAAGCCCGGTACGCCCGTGCTGTGCCTCCGTTCCAAGTTCCTGCCTGAGTACGTCAGCAAGCGTTCGGGCAAGGTTAAGCCCGCCAGAAACCTGTCCAGGGTCTACTCTGGCAAGGTTGTTCGTGACCTGGGCGACATTATTGAGGTCAAGGTCAAGCTGTGGTACACCACCCGCACCATGTCTTTCTTCTACCATGAGATTACCCTGGAAGAGAACTTTGCCTGTGGTCTGACTAACTGAGTGATACAGTGGCGACCGCCGATTGAGTTATTCTACAAACCCGTAAAATAGGATTACAAGGAAACCATATGAACCTCAATGACCCCCGTGACGCTTTCTTCACCGACAAGACTGATGCTCTCCGTGAGCATAAGCGCATCCTCCGACTCGGTGGAAAGGCTTACATGCGTGCTTATAACCACCCGAAGCGTGGCAGGCTGTACCGCTTGAGGGTTCAGAAGAACCCTGCTTGACATTCCATAAATATGGTGTAGGATACCCTCATCATGAGCAACAAGCCCTCCACCATCGGCACCGTCACCCGCTTGCCCGTCATCCCCTTCAAGCGTGTGTTCACCGACAAGAACCGCTACAATCGCAAGAATAAGCACAAGGGTCGCTCTCACGAGTGATCCTTGACTTGTTTCTCCCACCCCTTACAATACTAGCATGAACAACATCCTCCGCCAGATCCTCATCATCGTCAGCTTCGTGGGCTTCCTCATCACTGCCCCTGTCATCGTCACTTACCCCAGCGGCTCACTTGGAGCGATCCTATTCGCCCTCGCCACTCTCGGGTTCATGTCAACCGCCGGTTTCTTGCTCTTCGTCCAGAGCAAGGAATAAACAAAAGAAATAAGGAAACAGGACAATCACATGGAAAACGAGAACGAAGTGTTTGTTGAGCGCCCAAAGCGCAACCCCTCAAAGTGGAAGAAGAACAAGGGGGGCGACGGTTGGAACGGCAAGGCAACCAAGGGCTACAAGGCTCGGGTCAAGGAACTGGAAGAGGACTCGCTTGACGAGGATGTTCGTCACTACGACGACGACCGATAAAACTGCTTGACTGCGTGAGTGGATTGGTACAATAAGACCAACAACCAAGAGAACCCCATGCCTCAGACCCTCAAGTATTACGAACTCACCTACAACTCGGATGGAGTGGAGGGTCGCGGATATAGCGTAGTGGCTGCTCGCTTCGTCAACAAGGAAGATGCAGTCACCGTCTGCAACGATAAACGCTTTTGGGGCAAGCATGGTGTGATGGGCACCAAGATGGATCCGAAGCATGATGTTCGTGAAGTGTGTGGTCCGCTGTTCGCTTCGGTGGCTGAATACTGGAACTACGATGTGGAGGAAGTCAAGCGCATTGCGCTCGCCAAGCTCACCGATGCTGAGAAGAAGGCGCTGGGGCTGCCGCTATGATGTCCGCTCTCCTGCTCATCGGAGCCGCCGCTCTCATCTGCCTCGCCGCTACCCCGTTCCTTGCGGTGTTGTGGTTAATATCCAAGTGGAACAAATGGGTGAACAACATGGTGAACGGCAGCGAAAAGAAAGATGACGGCAAGGAAGTGCTAAAGCTGCTCGCCAAGCTCATCGCCAAGTAGTTCTTGACTCTCCCTCCCCGCCCCCTATGATATGGGCATGAGCAACAAGCCCACCATGCCCGTCCGAGTCGCCACTGAAGCTGCCTTCGTCTACGGCGACAACTCCAAGGCACTTGCTGCCTGGGTCGCCAAGAGTGCCTGGGGCAAGCCTGCCCTGTATCCCGATCCGACCAACCCTCTCAACCCCGTCATCGCTCGCGTCCGTGCGGCGTTTGCCTGAAAGAAAACCATGTCAAGCAACCCCTTCGTTCCCATCCTGCTCAACCGTGGCTTCACCCGTGGCGTCACGGGTCGCTTCTTCGACGCTGACAGCAAGTACAATGACGGCATCTGCGTGGAAGTGACTGACACAGACGCGACTGTGCTGGCTTCGGGCGGCTTGAAGATGACCTTCCCAGCCACTCCCGAGGGTGTTCAGGAGTTCCGAGGCGTTCTGGCTGTTTGAGTTATTGGAGTTTCTGTTATAATATAAATAGTAATAACAGGAACTATAAGCGAACCTCGCAAAGCAATAGTTTATAACTTCCTGACCCTTGTGTGGTAGTTCCATGCGAGGTTCGCGCCACCTTGGGGAAGGAGTTATTTATGACTGAACAGAAAACAAAAGAGTATTATGTACAAAAAGCAAATCAAATACATGGAAATGCTTACAATTACGAAAAGTATATCTTTGTAAATACAAGAACTAAAAGTATAGTGACTTGTAATGATCATGGTGACTTTTTAGTGAGTTTCGCCAGTCATGTATATGGAAAAACTGGATGTTATGAGTGTGGTAGGAATTGTCAACGCTACAAAACAACTAAAACACAGGAAGAATTTGTAAACGAGTGTGTAAAAGTACATGGTGATAAGTATTTTTTAGATGAGGTTGTATATACAAATGCTCGCTGTAAAATAACACCAATATGTAAAGTTCATGGAAAATGGTCTTGTAGGGCTTCAGCATTTACATCCGGAAACGGTTGCCCGAAATGTGGTCGAGCGGCTATAACATCATCTATAACTATGAAACAAGATGACTTTATTAGACATTGTGACGCTGTACACAATTCCATTTATGATTTGTCAAAAGTTGTTTATGGCGGAATGTGTAATAAAATAACTCCGGTGTGTAATAAACATGGTATTTGGTCTACAAGTGCTCACAGTTTTTATCGGGGGAATGGTTGCCCGCGGTGTAGTTCGAGTAAGGGTGAAAAATATATAGCGGAATTTCTGGACAGCATCTCTATAAAATACATTAGACAGAAAATGTATAAAGATTGTCGTGGAAAAAAGTATCCATTGAGATTTGATTTCTTCTTACCGTATTATAATGTTATTATAGAATATGATGGCGAGCAACATTATCGGTTTGACAATAAAGGATGGAACACCGAGGAAAAATATATAATCACTAAGAGATACGATAGTATAAAAACAAGATACTGTGATACCAATAATATAACACTTATACGAATACTTTATAGTGATGATAAAAGTATTGTGAGATATAAGATAATATCAGTAATCGCGAATAGCAAAATATTGACAAAATAATATATCTCATATAATAATAGTATGAGTAAAATACCACATCCAAGTAGTTTTGAGAGTATACAGATACACCTTGATCGGCTCGGAGCTACTATCCATGTAGCTCCCCCAGCAGTTCAGCAAGCTTTTATAGACCTTGTTCAAGCTGTAACTCGCTACAAGGATGCCAATACCGACGACTTGAAGTAACCCCTTGACAAGCGGCTCCCAGCCGTTATACTTATGCTCATGAAGCGCCTGCCAAGCAACATCCGCTCCACCCTGGAAGCCCTTGCGGTGGAGGCTGGTTCCGACCGTCGCCTCTTTAACAAGTTCGTCGGCAATAAATACCGACAGATCGGGCAGGGTGCCTTCCGCATCGTGTTCGACGCTGGTGATTATGTCATCAAGCTGCGCCGTCATAAGCCCTGGCGTGAGAACGAGTTCCCCATGCGCCAGATCAACTCATCCAACTCGGATGAAATGAAGGGCTACAAGAGCATCGCCCGTGACTGGAAGTTCGTCTCTCAGTTCGTTCTCAAGCCCACGATGCTGCGCCTGTCCAACGGTCACAACGCCATCATCATGCCCAAGGTTGATACGGTGGTTCGCACGCTGGAAGATGATGACAGCTACGACTCTGATGGCTGGAAGGAAGATGCGGAAGTCAATCTGGTCGATCAAGTGACCTTCATCGAAGAAAACTTCCGTGACGGGCACACCGCCAACATCGGCATCCTGGGCAAGCGTGCCTACCTCATCGACATAAACTTTGCTGGTTTGTTCTACGGTTCTGCTGCGGAACCCCAGGATACGGAAGCCTGGGCGAAGCGGCTGCTGGATGCGGTTGACGCTCCTGCCGTGCCAAAGAAGAAGAAGAAGATTGCCGCTGAGTGTGTCACTCAGGCTGACCGCAAGCTGCTTGCGGAACTGGCTGCTTGACTTACCATCCCCGCCCCTTATACTCTACCTGTAAGGAAAAGGAAACCCCCATGAGCGACACCCCCTACCTCGTCAGCCGCGTCCTCCCCGATGGCTCTTCGACGCCACTCGCTGTGGCTCCGAGCCGCAAGGATGCCAACGACATGATCGCCAAGCTGGAGGCTGCTGACCCCAAGGGTACGCTGGTGTTCTACTCTCGGACCCCTGTGGAGTCTGCGCCCAGCGCGGGCTTTCGGGTTGCCAAGCTCGCCTCCACCCTCGCTGCCTTCGAGTGACAAGTGACTGACCTCTCCAAGTTCTGTGACCAAATAAACAAGGAACAAAAGAAACACATGACTAAATCTGACATTAAGGATTGGCTTGGTGGCTTCGGCTGCTTCACCATCATTCTCATCATCCTGGCAATCGTTCTGCTCGTCATCCCCGTCATCCTGTTCATCGGTGCGACGATATGGGGCTGTCTTGCCTACCTGGGCTGGAACCTCGCTATCGCCCCCATCTTCGGGCTGGCTCCCATCGTGATGTGGTGGCAGGCTTTCGGCATCGGCGTGATCCTCACCATCCTGTCTTCTCTGCTCAAGGGCATCGTGGTCAAGAAAGGGGATTGACAATCCCCGCCGCTTGATATGATAAATCACGTTGGGTGCCAATAGCGAATAGAGGGGCGGAAGTCATGACCCGCCTCTGAACGAGGGGTAAGAACCCTCGCCCGACGCCAAACTCGAAGAACCATCTACACCCGACAAAGAACGGGAACGGAGACACGGCTATGCCACGCGGACCCCCGAGATAACCAAATCAAAAGCTCAAAGGAGTACGGAGCCTCCTAACTACTATGTTTTGACACCCCAGGTAAAAAGTGCCTGGGGTGTTTCTTTGTTGACATTCTCCCCCGCCCCCTATGATACGAGCATGAAGAACGGCATCAACCTCTGGCTGGATGACAAGCGTGACCCCAAGGAGTTCTCCCCGCACATTGATTGGGTGTGGGTGAAGACTGCCAAGGTGGCTATCGCTGCGCTGGAGGCTGGGGTTGTCGAGTGTATCTCGCTGGACCATGACCTTGGTCCCGAGTGGGAGACAGGCAACGGCTACATGGTCGCTAAATGGATTGAGGAAGCCGCTTATCTTCGCAAGATCCCGAAGCTGGCTTGGAGTGTCCACAGCCAGAACAGCGTGGGTGTGGCTTCGATGAAAATGGCTCTCAACAACGCCGACAGGTATTGGGCAGGGGCTTGACAGTAGCTCCCCACCCCCTACAATCAACCCCGTAAGGAAAAACAAATGCCTCTCTCCGTCCTGCTCTGGATCCTCGTCCTTCTCCCTGCCGTTATGGTGGCTTGGGTGGCGTTCGCCTCGTGGACTGACATGGATGGTGATCCCGCTGTCATGGGTCTGTGTGGACTCGCTCTCATGCTCATCCTGGCTGCTCCCAACCTCCTGTGGTATAAGGCTGTCCGTGATGTGATGGCTCCCGAGTCGGCTCCTGTGTCGCTGTCAGTGGAAAAGGCGCAGTAATGGCTCTGCTCATCTCCGACGATGAACGCTTCACCATCTGGATGCATGAACTGAGCCAAAAGCCAGCCGATGCTATCCGTGCCTGCCTGTGGATTGAATACGACAAGGACGCTGGAAAGCCCTTCACTATGGCGTGGACGGTGGAAGTCAAGATATACTTTCCACACTCTCCACATGGGCGTGAGGAACGGCTAAGGGGCTGGGGCAAGACTCGTCATGAAGCCTTCGCACGGCTACGGCAGCGGCTCAACGACCTCCGCAGCATCAAGATTCGGGCTTGACATTCCCTCCCACCCTCTATAATCCTAAGCATGAGCAACGCCCTCCCCCTCTCCAAAGCTGACGCCGACAACCTCCGCAAGTCGCTGGAAGCTGTTTCTGGTGTCAAACTCGTCTATACCGACTACTACACGCTGGGCAATGAGCCGAGCATCGGTGTGAGCGTCTACTACAACACCAAGGAGGAATGTGCCAGCAACATCCTTGACAACGGCAAGCACTTCAAGGCTATGCTCCACGGTGACGGCTCGCTCGTCTACCTGACGGGCTGGAAGATGGCGAAGAAGCTGCGCCAGGGTAAGATGAAGTCGCTGGAAGTGGCTGTGAAGAAGCTCACCGACTACGCCAAGGAGGCTTGACATGAGCAACGAACCCAGCCCATCCCGATTGCCGTTCTCCTGCTGGTTCTCTTCCTGCTGGTAGCGGTTCCTGGCTTCATGCTGCTCTGTTGGATCTTCACCAAGACCATGCTGGTGATCGGGCTGGTCGCTATCCTGACCGTCTTCCTGCTGGCTTCGGAACCCTCGGAAGCCAATAGAAAGCCTTGACACCCTCCCCCCGTTCCCTATACTAAGCCCCGTAAGGAAACGACACCATGACCATCTACGCCTTCGCCTTCCTCTCCATCCTCGCTGCCCCAGCCTTCCTGTTCTTCGCCGTTCTGACTGCGGCTGCCTGAAAGACCCCATGAGTATCAGCATCAACGCCCATCAACACCTCAACTGGAAGCTGGAAGACCTCAACGGCAAGATTGCCATGGAAACCACCGACCGCCGCCCTGGTGACGCAAGTAGCGGCATCGACGGCATCAACATCGGTGTGGCTGATGGAGCCAAGGGCAAGGCTTCGACGTGGATGAGTGTGGAGGAAGCCAAGAGCCTCCGTGATTGGCTGGTCAAGAGCCTTCCCGCCTGAAAGAAACACATATGCTCCATATCTGCCTCGCTATTGCCTTTTGCTGCCTCACCGGCTGCGTTTCTCGTCAAGACCCTACCGTGGCAAGGGTCGAGCCTCCGTGCTGGATGACGGCAGAGTAGCGGTCGCTGCTGTGTGACACTGGAAAAATAGTCGCTTGACTCTGGCTCCCCAACCCCTACACTATCCAACATGAGCAACGCAGTCATCACCGCCTCCCTGACCTCCATCCTGACCGAGCATGTCAACGCTCATGGGAAGGTGGATGATGCCATCATCTGCCGTTCGATTGCTGACTACATCAACGGCATTCCCTTCACCATCTACTACCATGATGCTCTATATGACTTCATTCGGGAGTTTGGTGAGGATTACGACGAGTGCTACCTGGGTCGGGATGCTGACGGTGAGAAGCGGTATGTGGTTTACAACAAGGAAACTCACTGGCATGGGCGCATCCACCGGGAGTTGATTGCGCTGGGCTACTACAAGGCATACGATGAGTGGGCGCGGGAGCAGAAGGCGGCGTAGTAGCCAGGGTAGGCGGCTTGTAGGGATGCTATATATCCCCCAATTTCATTGTTTTTACGGGTGTATTTTTGGGTATTTTCGTGTGTTTTGGGGGGTATACCCCGTCTTTGGGGGGAGGGGGGTAGTAAATATACTTCGAGTTTTTGATGGTTCTAACCTTTTTACCCCAAACCCCCTCTATATTTTTATAAATAACTTGGTATAATATACGGGAGGAATATAATATGGAACCAACTGACAACCAAGTAAAGACTATGGCTCTGAAGGGCTATACCATTGTTGAGTATAACGGGGCAGACGGTAGAGTAGCTTATAAGTCTCCCGATGGAACTCTCCATTCCTCCCGTAAGTTATCCGCTCTCCTTTCTAATATAAGGAAGTCGCTCCAATCAAAAGCTCAAAGGGAATGTGCCAAGCAGCTTCAAGCGGCTGTCCATGCTCAAAAAGCGGAATCCGACTTCAACGATATAAAATCCATAAAGGAGCTAAAGCGGCAGAACCTAAAACTTATTGAGCCGTTTATAGGGGTTGAACATACCTATAATATACATTGTGAGAAACATAATATAACTCTGGCTCGCAAACTATCTAATATAGAGCCGTCTGAACGTAAAATAAAAGCACTATGCCCTGCATGTCGTAAAGAAGAATATGTTCAATATTATAATTCTTTAGGGTTTGCTCCTAATATAACCATAAAGACATATGAGAATGAGCGAGGAAGCAGTCGTAAAAGAATGGAATGTCAATGTAACTTCTGTAACCATACATTTGAGCGCATTTGGGATGAGATAAAGAAAGGGTCAAACGACTGTCCGAAGTGTGGATTGTATAGAAGAAAGAACCTACCGCACCTATATGATAAGTATGAAGTGTATAGGAGCGAGTGTGATTCTATTACACAAACAAACATAACCCGCTTTAGTAACATAATAACTCCGATTGATAATATGAGTATAGACCACCGTTTCTCTTGTAGGAATGGGTATGACAACCATATACCTCCCTGGATTGTGGCTATGCCATATAACTTGGAGTGGATTGCCATGACTGATAACAATATAAAGCATAAGAAAAACTCCATGACGTTGGGAGAGTTGCTTATAAGGTTCGGTGAGTTCATCAAGGAGCATCCGTGGTATGCAGCCTCGTTTGACAAAAGTTTCGGTAAATAAAGCCCCCCCCCCCCCTCCCCCTGTTTCTAATATGGGGTATAAAATCGGCGGCAGGAAATTTGCCCTCCCCAGGAATTTGATTTACTTGGAAGCGGCTTTATAATCTTGGTATGGAAACACAGACACAAGAAGCTCCGTTGACAAAGAAGTGTATCAAGTGCGGGGCGGTGAAACCATTCATATTATTTGAACCTGCTAAAAATAATAAAAACGGTATTACTGGATCTTGTAAAGAATGCAGAGCAAAATATAAATTGTCCCGAGATGAAATTGAGCGCATACGAAAGAAAAAGTATGCTGAGAATAATAAAGAAAAAATAGCTGAAAGAAAGCATATATATCAGATATTGAATAAAGAAAAAATAGCTGAAAGAAAGCGCAAAAAATACCAAGAAAAACAAAACAAAAGAGGAATCTTACCAAAAATAAGAATCTTACCAAAAATAAGAATTCCTGCCGATAAAGAAAAATTAAAACAAACTCGCCGTGAACAATCTAAAGCATATAGAGGTAAGAATATAGAAAAAAATTTATTATCACATGCTCGCAAACGAGCATCTATTGCCAATATGGAAATCAATATAACAGTTGAAGATATAATACTTCCGAGCGTTTGTCCAGTATTGGGAATATCGTTATATCCTGGGAATGGTGTAGCATGTCATAACTCCCCCTCGCTGGATCGCATAGACTCATCGAAAGGATATGTCAAAGGAAACGTGAGAGTTATTTCATATAGAGCGAATGCTCTCAAAAATAACGCCTCCTTCTTGGAGTTGACTATGATATATAAAGACGCTATGGATTTACTTGTAAATGATGGTAGAAGTGAAGAGGATGTAAACGAATATGAGAAGTGGAAACAAGGTTCTATAGAGTATTACATATGAACCTCTTCCACCGTCATAACTTCAACACCATCGTAGGGCATACTGAGCCGCTTATAGGTATTCGGGTATACTTCAAGTGTGCGTGTGGCAGGATTACCAGTAAACGCTATAAAGATAATGATAAGTTTATTGACGAATGCGGGATTGGGCGTGAGTGGAGCGGCTATACATGGTGGATGCATAAGCCTTTGGTAAATCCCCCGCATTGATTTACTTCCAAGCGTCTTTATAATAACTTCATGATCTTATCCATAGTAGCTGGCGTAGGTTCTATTCTATGCATCATCTGTGCCATTCCCCAGCTTCTTTTAACCATTAAGCAGGGTAACATAAAGGGAATCTCCCCGTTTGGTCTGTATATGAAGTGTTTGGCGGCTTTCTTGATGACGGTGTATGCGGTATGCCTGCCGTTGCCTATATTCGTTATCATCGTTCAGCTATACAATGATATACTATGCTTTGTTCAGTTGTATTATTGCTTCTTTCCAACGAATAAGATTGACCCTGGTGATATAAAGCATATATCTTGACTTTTATTGAAAGAAGCTACCATAGGTTATAAGGAACCGAGGAATTAAATGATAAACGATGTACGAATTCTCTTGACTGACGGCAGCTATATCCATCTGTCAAAGTGCCTTCATATAGAATATATACCGGATGCGAACAGACCTTCCACGGTTGAGTTCGTATGTTCGTATTGTGTTATAAAGCTGGCGCATGACAGAATAGATTGTATCCGCCCCGATTGGGAGAAGAACTCAGTAAAGGAACCTAAAGATGATTGAAGAAAATTTACTCACCAAAGATACAAAAATATGCACTAGATGTAAAGAAGAATTGCCATATTCATGTTTTTATAGGGAAGGAAAAAATAAAGACGGTCATAGAAGTTATTGTAAGGATTGTCAAAAGAAAGAGGTTTCGGTTAAAAAGAATATCAGATCAAAAAGATATAGAGATAAACACAAAGAAAGAGATTTATTGCATACGGTTCAACAAAGATGTAAAAAAAATAATAGAATATGTGAGTTAGTAGAAAGTGATATAGTTATTCCAGAAAAATGTCCAGTATTAGATATACCCATTTTAAAAGGTCCGAAGGGTTGTTATAATAATGCATCAATAGATAGGATAAATAACACAAAAGGTTATACCAAAGATAATATTTGTGTTATTTCTTATAGAGCAAATACTCTAAAAAGCAACGGATCAATTCGAGAGTTTGAAAAAATATTAGAGTATATGAAAAAACACGAATTAAAGGAACCTAAAGATGCGTAAGAATCAAATAGACAATCTTCTCAAGTCTGCTAATACCATTGAGGATTTACTCGGTGAGGTTAAGAGCCGCCTTGAATGTCATAAGACCCACAATCTCAAAGACTATCGGGATGTCGTTGAGCGAGAGCAGGCACGGGATTCATTCGAGTATTGTGAGAACGATCTTTTGTTAGCTCTTATTGAAATAAACAAGCTGACGGAAGAGATGGTAAAAAAGATTGACATTGAGGCTTGGCGAGAGCGATGAACTACTATAAAGCGAGAGACAGCCCTTGAAGGGGCGACGGGGGAAGGATCATAAACAACTCTCGCGCCCGACATACGAACCTGTCAAACATTTTGGGTGGGCAGCCTTAACCGCAGACACTAGCAACCAAGAACCCTCGTAGAAGCCTACGGGGGTTCGCCATTTAGGTGTTGACTTTCGCTCAGAGCCTTCTACAATGACACCATGAAAAAGAAAACTCCACGATCCGTTATTCAAGTGTATCTGGCTCTTCTCCAATCAAAGAAGCCGATTGCCGTTACTCAAATTGCAGAGCAAACAGGGCTTACTCACGGTGAGGTTCATACGGCTATGTGTGTTCTGGCGCACTGGAGTTTCATTAAAGCTAAGGTAACTCCAAAGCAAGTAGCCGATATGACGCGTGCTTTAATTCTCATGTCAGAAGGCAAGACCCCGCCAAAGCGCAAGGAAACGAAGTGGTATGCAGTGTGACATAGACCAGATTACGATACTCAAAGCCGCTGTCAAGATGTATGGCGAAGGAGTTCAGGTCAGTAATGTTATGTGGCTTGACACAGATGGGGAATATATTCTGGTGAACGTGACGCCCCCAGCAAACCGCAGCTTCCGTGGTAAATTCTTTTACCGCAAGGGTTCGTTCGACTATAAAGACACTGATAAGGAAACCACATGCCCCCAATGACTCCAGTTGCTAAACTCAAGGTTCAGCTTTACTCTGCGCTTCTTCAGAAGCACCGAGCCGATCTTTCAGATTCCGAGATTGATATTATGTATGCGATGATGAAAGATGAAGATATCCAAAGTGTTCTTTCGTCGGCTGTAAAAAATCAAGGGTCTGTCCAGTGAAATCCGAAAAACATAAAAAGACCTATTGGGTTCTTAGGAAGGGCAAGTTGTATTTCAATACAATGAGCAGCAACTTCTATACGGGGGATCCGTTGCCCGATAGCGCCTGTTTCAACCATGCGTATCGGTTCCCCTCGCTTGAGCGTATCAAGGAGTTCCGCCAGTATCATAAGAGCAGCAATCTCGGAAAATACCAAATCGTTGAAGTGCGTGAAACCGTTACGGTTCGCCGTAACTTCAAGAAGGTCTGAGGTATCTGTGGAACTATTAGCCATACTTGGAACATCGCTTTTGTTCCTTTGCCCGTTGCCACAGACCATCATGTGCATAAGAAACGGAAACGCTGATGGATTGGCAACCTCCGGTCTATTGATGTGGTTGTTTGGGTGCTTGTTCATGTTCATTTATCTTATTTCCTTTACACAGACAACTCCATATGTATTGATAAACTATGGGGTTGGGACTCTGTTTAGTCTGATACAATGCTTTTACAAGATGTTTCCGAGGAAGAAGCTTTAGGATTTTAGATATTGACATTGGGAATAAATACATATACTATAACTATGGATATAACACTGAAAAGGCTCCGTGAAGCGTGGGAGAACATGGACACGCTGCAAAAGATACAGGAAACCATCGAAGCCGCTGGGGGCGAAATATTCGTCGTTGGTGGTCCGGTGCGTGATAAAGTCCTGGGTAAAACGCCCAAGGACATAGACTTTCTGGTTCGCAAGCTGACGTTGGAGCAAATAGCCGCTGCTATTCGCACCATAGGCAAGGCTGACGAAGTTGGTAAGGCTTTCGGTGTTGTCAAGGGAACGGTTGATGGTGATGTGTACGACTTCGCCATACCGAGAACCAAGGAAGTCAAGACGGGTGACTCACACACCGACTTCACAGTTCAGACGGATCCAAACGCTTCGGTTGAAGATGACATGAAGCGCAGAGACTTCACATGGAACAGTATGGCTATGAGCCTGAGAGACTTCATAGCGGGTGATATGCATGCGGTTATAGATCCAAATGGCGGCATGCAAGACTTGAAAAACAAAGTCCTGCGTGCTGTTGGTGATCCTGCTGCTCGTTTCGGTGAGGATCCTCTGCGTATGCTGCGTGCTATACAGTTCGCTACACGCATGGGATTCGACATAGAGGGTGAAACCCTGGTAGCCATACAAACGCTGAAAGGCAAGCTGAAAAGCGTGTCTGGTGAGCGTATTCTGGAAGAGTTCAAGAAAGCCTGGACGAAGGGTAACGCCGACTCCGAGGTATTCATAGCTCTGCTGGAAAAGACGGGTGTTGGTAAGCTGCTGTTCGGCGCTGACTTCGCTCCGCAGCCTGTCAAGCTGGATTTTGGTGCGCCTCTGAAAGCTTCGGACGATATTGTAGCCGCTCGCATGGTTGCTTTCTTCTTGAAGGGCGGCAACATAGCCGTTATGAAGCCAGAGGCTATACAAGTCAAGTTTCTGGAAGTGGCGAAGAAAACATTCTTCTCCGAGGAACCTCCGTTTACCTTCATAGGAAACATGAAGCCGCTGCTGCCGATTCTGTTTGCAGTTGCTATGGAACTGGATGAAGTAATAGCAGAGAAGGTTCGTAAGATGATGGACACGCCGATAACGGCTAAGGAATTGGCTGTCGGTGGTGAAGAGATAGCTTCGTTCCTGGGTGTCAAGCCTGGAAAAGAAATAGGCATGGCGCAGCGTATGATGCTGGCTGCTCTGTGGGAAGGTAGCGTCAAGAACAACCGCGATGAGTTGTTGAATCTTGTGGCTGCAAATATAAAGAAGTGATGTATTGACTCTTTACTCCTATGCATACAATATGCGTAGGAGAAAGACATGTTTATAGTCATATCTGACAACTGCGAAAGCTACTCTGATCACAGCCATCAGACGATTCTGGTGTGCGAGACAGAGGATGAAGCCAAGGAGGCTGTTCGCTTGCTTCGCGGGTGGATATATAGGGCTTCTGCTATTATCTACGAAGCGTGGAGTGCATATCAGAACCGCCCAAATAAAGAAAATGAAACCAATACAAATTACGATGATGGTTCGGGATACTGTCTCACATGGGAAAAGTATGCCGAGAAGGAACCGTTGCCTATTCAGATTGACATGTGTTGCTTTCCCAATTATTACACTCCGCTAAGTGAGGATGCTTTGAAGGATGCTATTGACTACATGGAAGTCCCGAAGTGGGCAAGGAATCTGCCTTGACGGAAATCTCCGACTATGAAAAGCAGCTTGACGGAACCTACAAGGCTGTCTACCCTGTGACTCGTGCAGAAGAGCAGAAGGGTTGCCTTGAGGTTGTCTTTCAGGATGGTCGCATCCTGCGCGACATGACTCTTGCCCAGGGTCGTGCCAACGTTGAAAGGAACCTCAATGCAGAATGAAAAATACTTCTTCTTCTGGAAGCATCGTCTCAGTCAGTGGCATATTGTTGACTTCACGGTTGACAGCTACACATATAACTGCTGTGAGCAGTATATGATGCAACGCAAGGCTCTTCTCATGGGAGACTTTGAGGCTGCTGCTGAGATTATGCTGGAGAAGAATCCCGCAAACCATCAAGCCCTTGGAAGAAAGATCCGGGGGTTCAACCAAGACCTATGGAATGCCAACAAGTATACCATAGTGTTGGGTGGAAATCTTGCAAGGTTTATGCAGAGTCAAAAGTGTCGTGAGTTGCTTCTGGCGACTGGAGACAAGATACTTGTAGAGGCATCCCCATACGATAAGGTTTGGGGAGTTGGTCTTGCGGCTTCAGATCCGGATATTCTGGACGAAACCAAGTGGAGGGGTGAGAACCTTCTTGGAAAGGTCTTGACCCAGGTTCGAGAAGTGCTAAAAGCTGACATTCTTCTCCCCGATTGATTCCGTTTAGGAGTTTGTAAAATAAAATTATGAACAACATGACAGTCTTTAGCAGTGAAGACGGTAAGTGGTGGAGTATGTATGGTAAATACAAATCTCTCAACTATTCCGACCTCATTGAATACCTCAAGCTTGATATGAAGATTATCAAGAAGGTAAAACTCAAGCTCCGCAAGGGTAAGGGTAAAAAACTTCGCTATGAGAAAATGTCTTTCAAGTATAGGAAGAATTTTATGAGCATTGTCAACAGTGGAATTGAAGAATATTTAGCGTAGCCATGTCTGATGGAAAAACACACGATGCCATAACATACTTTACTTGTATTCCGTTGTGTTTACTGGCTAACTTTTTATTTGGTGTTAATATAGCTATAGCTTTTACATTAGCTTATGTGTTTGCTGGGCTGGCTTTCAACGGGGATTTGGATGTTGAGAGTAAGCCATACTTCAGATGGGGATTACTTAGGTTCATGTGGATACCGTATAGAAGATTTGGTCATCGCTCAAAGTGGACGCATGGTTTCTTGCGGGGAACATTTACGAGACTTTTATGGGTTAGTCCATTGATATTGCTCCTGTTCATACTTATGATTTACTTGAGCGGATTTTCAGTTGTTATAAATTCCATATTCATATATTGGTATTTGATAGTTGCATTTATAATAGGATTAGAGTTTGGCTCCATGTCTCACACCCTTGCCGACATCTCATCGTCGGCTTGGAAAAGGTTTGTATATAAAACCTTTGGAATACGGATAGTTCCCTCTTTTGTAAAATGGAAGAAAAAATGATATCGTTCGAGTATGTCAAGCAGCTTGAATTGGCTAATCAACTTCTTCAACAGAAGCTTGAAGACGCCCACCTGAAGCTTGAAGAAGGTGTAATCCGTGAGAAGTGTTTGCAACTTCGCCCGAAGCGTATATGGACGCTGAATGGATATGATAGATTCAAGACTGCTAAAGAGTATGCGAAATATAAGAATAAGCCATTTCCAGACAACGCAGAATATCCAGACTACATGTACTGGACGATGGCGACTGACAAAACTACGGGGCGTAACGAGTATTTTTGTAGACACTTCATGTATCAGATGAGGCTCTTCATGGGTATCGCCCCGGTAGTTGGCACAAACTGTAGAGAACCGTGGCTCGCCGATAAGATTATGGAAATGAATATATTGGTTTTTAGTTGGTATAGAGTTCCGGCAATGCGGAGGATTTTTAGGGAGTATGGTATTGGTGTTGACTATATACACAATTCCACAGCATGTAGAAGATACATCATTGAAAAAGGAAACCCCGAAGTATACTACTACAGAGGTAAGGGCAGAACTCCCAGCCTCACAACCGCTATAAGGATTCAACCGTGAAAAAAGATTATGTCAAGCAGCTTGAAGCGTCTAACGAGGAACTTCAGAGGAAGTTGCTGGAACAGGCTGACATTATGGATAGTCTCTCCGCAGCTTTCGCTCAAACACGAAATGAGATGAAGCGCAACCGAATGGTAGTTGTATGCTCTGATGAACAAGATGCTATCAAGAGTGGCGTTGGGCGAGGGCGGGTTGGTGATATAGTATTTACCGCCGACATCATGGTTATTCCGGTGACTCAAGAAGAAAGAATCAAGGTATATGAGAAATATCAAATAAGCGCCGGTGTAAGACTGAACCTATTCAAGTCAATAAAAGACAGAACCCATAAGCAAGGTTCTATTTATGACACCGACATGCTGAGAAGTTATGCTCGCTGTGAGGCTGTAAGACCATACGAAATATAAAGGATTGATATGCCATCATATGACTATAAATGCAATGCATGTGGAAACGTTCAGGAAGAGCTTCACCCCATGAAGGGACCGGAAGAACCTATCACATGTAACGCCTGCACATCCGACGATATGGAGAAGGTTGTATCCATTCCGTATACCAAGTTTGTTGGTGACTGGCAAACCAACGATGTTCGTGGTATCATAAAGGAGTAACGTGGAACACACGGCAGAATATGTCAAGCAACTTGAAGACGCTCTGGATAAAATGCAGCAGCGTTTCGAGTGCGTTTACAATGAAGTCGAAGGTTGTGGAAAAGAGTTCTGGTATGACCTGAAGGCTATTCTGCCGTTTCAAGAGGGGCAGATGGCTGTTAGTCTTGTATATGAGTATGATAAAAACATAACCCAACAAACTGTTATTGGTGGCGTAGCTCCATCGTTACCGTCAATAGGTTTGTCGTTGAAGACCAAGAAGTATATTGACGGTATGGCGGCTGATGATATTGTTACGATTGGTGAGGTTTATGATGTTCTGTATGCCAAACCGTCGTGTTGTAAATTTCAGGAGTTTACAAGGCTCAACAAGAATGCATCGGAGTCGGTGAATGTAGAAGAAATACGAAGAATGATGTACACGGCACTTCTCAAGGCAAGCAGCACGGTAGCTCGCGATACTCGGAGGGGTGCTGGAAACACGGTGATATTGTCTGAGGAAGTGGGGGCTGAGTTCTCTAAACTTGAGCAGTTCGCGCTTTCTCCAAGTGATTCTTCCCGTGGATTTAGGTTACAGAAAATAGGAACAATCGGTAGGTTTGATGTTCTGGTTGACTATAAAAATAAAACAAATAAGGCTATAGTTATATACCGTGGTAGTAAAGAGAGTGATGGTTGCGGTTGTATTCTCAATAACAACGGAATTCGCCACTGGTATAAGCCAGATGGTTATGAGAACTACTGGCAAACTGTTGATATAGAATAATCTATGCGGAGAACCTTCCGCATTTTTTTATATATTCAAGTATATTTTCTTCTGTCGCCAGAGTCCATTTTATTTTTATAAGATATACATCGCATTTTTTTAGTATATCTTCTTTCTCGGAGTCAATCTCTTTTACTCTATTGGTTCTCGCTTGTGTCCATGTTTTACTATTTTTTCCAGCCGAATAATGTTGCTTCCCCTGTATTTCGATGGCAACTCTTTGATTTATATAATATCTATCTATCTGAAACCATTGCTTTGTTTCTTTGTTCTGTAAGTCTATTCCATAGTTGAACAAACACTTGCGCCCATTGTCGATAAATGGCTGATTCTTTATGTGTTTATCAAGTATACATTTACAGTATTCTTCAAGTCTTGATATTTTACACTCTTTCGGATACATTTCTTTTATTATTTTAGATAGTGAAAATCCAAATCTATGTATGGAGTGTAAACTTGATATTTTATTGAGGATATCTTTTGGAGGTATACACCCGTATATATTATGTATTTCCTCCAACTCTTTTTTGATGTTGTCAATGTCTTGGTAAAATCCTTTTGGCTTTGTGGTTGATTTTACCCTATACTCCGGATATTCTTCATAGAACGATCCCCCCTGACGGGTCAATGCCGACATGAGAGCATTTTTCTTTAGACTACGCAAAAGTTTCCATGTGACATCGCCATATTCATTTTTTATACTGTCAAGTTCTTTCTTTATATTGTTGTTATCTTTCCAATATCCACGTTCATATCTCATATGATGCAATCTCCTACTGGTATTTATATCACATAATATCATATTGACTTTTTATTTTATGCTGTAGAATAACATATATGAGAAAAGAAATATTCAAGACTCTTGTAGGCTCCCGTTTATATGCTCTGGATACATCAGAGAGTGATTGGGATTATCGTGGAGTTGGCATACCTTCGGCTTCCGATTTATTGGGGCTTGAAGATACGGCGAGGAAACATTGGGATACAACCAATGATGCCGCAACTCCTGGTGAAACATCGTTTTATACGATAACCAAGTTTTTCTTGTTGTTGGAAAAATCAAACCCGACTCTAACAGAAATGCTTTTCGTTCCGGATGAAGCTGTCATAAACAAGACTCCGCTATGGGATAAGGTGTGTCTATTCTCCAAGTCTCAGTTTATAACTAAGCGAATAATACCGAGTTATTTCGGTTACTTCAAGGACGCTTATGTTCGAGTAAAAGATAAAAAAGCTCAGAACGGTCGCGAGTGGATGATACCGAAGTGGGGTTACGATGTCAAGAACTCAAGCCATTGTTATCGTATAGCTATACAAGCTATAGAACTTATGTCAACTGGAGTATGCCACCCGAGAATGACTGGTCACAACCGAGACGTTGCTTTTGATATAAAGAGCGGAAAGTATTCGTTTGAGAAAACTATGGATACACTCAACAGTGTATACGACGCTATGAAGAGTGCTGAGAAAATGTGTAATTTACCAGAATCTCCCGACATGACCCGGGTGAATGAGTATGTTACGAGTATACACGCCGATATTGTCCGCGAGTATCTGGCTGGAAAAGTTGAATAACCTATAACAAGGAATACAGTATGAGCGAAGATAACTTAGGTGATAGAATGAAGGGCTACGAAATGGCGGAAGCCGGTCGTATGCTCATGCCCGGACTCCCCATCCTCATACGTTTGGATGGAAAGGCATTTCACACCTTTACGAAGGGGCTACAGCGTCCGTTTGACAAGAGACTGTCTGACCTCATGGTTGACACTACCAAGTTCCTTGTTGAACAGTCAAACGCTGTCGTTGGCTACACGCAGTCTGACGAAATAAGTCTCGCTATTTACACTGACGATCCTAACAGCGAGGTTTACTTCGGTGGAAGAATACAGAAGTTGTGTTCTGTTCTTGCCTCAATGGCTACGGCATACTTCAACCGTAACTTACCGACTGCCATCCCCGAAAAGGCTGACAAGTTTGCTTACTTCGATAGTCGTGTCTGGAACGTTCCTACTCTTGCGGAAGCTGCAAACGCTTTCGTCTGGAGAGAGCTTGACGCCACGAAGAACGCTGTAAGCATGGCTGCCCAGCATTACTTCTCCCACGGTGCCTTACAGGGTAAGCACGCTGGAGAGATGCAGGAGATGCTGTTTAGTCAGCACGGTGTCAACTTCAACGACTACCCGAGCTTCTTCAAGCGTGGCTCATATGTTCGTAGGGTTACAAAGGCTGTCAAGTTCTCTGCTGAAGAGATAGACAGACTTCCTGCGAAGCACGCTGCGAGAACCAACCCTGACCTCATGATAGAGAGAAGTGTTGTTGAACGTGTTGAGTTCCCGAAGATGACTTCGGTTGCCAACAAGGTCGATGTTCTCTTCAACGGGGCAGAACCAGTCATAAAGGAGTCTTGATATGTTTACCATAGCAAACCCGGAGAAGCTTCTCAGTCTTCCAAAGCCTGAGAAGGATGTTTACAAGGGCGGGACATGCCCCACATGTGGCGAGTTTGCATGTGGAACTTGGCGCTCCCCGTCTGCTCCGGTTTTTTGCCGTAATGCTCATCAGTGGCAGCGCCCTGGTCAGAATGAACGCATGCCCCATCCGTTCTTTGGAAAGGGCGAGAGCAAACCGTCGATTGATACTGAAAACCTTTTTGGATACTAATCATGTCAACAAAAATATACGATGCCTTCAAGTATAACCGAGATGTCTCAACCCTCATGAAGTATATTCTTGACTACCGTGAGAAGTGGAACAAGTATCAGACTGAGCGTTTATCGCAGTTAGTTGAAGATGCGTTTGCCCACAACCCAAAAAACGAGGAATTGTTCTTTGAGGGTAAGCTCTGTCACTCCAAGTTGATGGATAGGATTCAGGCAGAATCCAAGAAGGAGATGAAGTCGTGGGCTGATATATTCGATGTGTCTGCCGAGGTAGTCGTATACTTCCACAAGAAGAAGATTTATATTCAGACATTCTTCAATGACAGAAAGGCTCCGAAGTTTGTCAATGATGATATGGTTGACTACCATTACCAGAATCAAACCGATCCGTGGTATGACTACCAAATTGATGAAGGTAAGATGAAGAAGTCTGAGCGAGCCAAGTGGGCAAGAGACTACAAGCATCGCAAGAAGGTTTGGAATGAAATATATGCTGGAGAGATATCAACTGCCGCACAAGCTGGTATGAGCTATTCGTTTGGTAAAAGCTTCTCCGACTTCTATCATATAGCAATCGAAGTCTACAAGAACTGGTGCAGGAAGCATAATCCAACTGCCCATATTCTCACCGAGCGTTGATTAGAAGGTATCGTTGGGAGCCTTAGCCTGTTGAGCCATGTGACTGTCTCTTCCAGCCATAACCTTGGCTATTGGAGTTGCAGCATATTCGGCAAACGATGCAGCTTCTTCGGGAGTCATTTCACCCTGTTGAACCATCATGTTGACCACTTCACCAACGGTCTTCGGATACATGCTCTTGGAAGTCTGAGCCATGGTTACGAAGTCTTTTATCTTCTGCCATATTGAACGCTTAACTTCAGCCTTGTCGCTTCCGCCGAAAGCAGCCATCTTCTGTTCCAGATCATTTGGAACGTTTGGAAGTGTGATACCTTCGTTTATATTCTTGCTGTTTGTCTTCCAGGCTTCATCAAGCTTCTTGAAAGTCGAGTCTCTGCGAAAGTTCATATTAGGCTCCTTACTCCCTATATTTATAAATATGGTTAGGGGGATATATGAAGAATATAGCCATTATCATGTTAGCTGTTTTTATTTCGTTTGGGTTTACGAGTTGCGGACCATCCCGAGAGGAAATTCGTAAAGAAATGGAAGCCGAAGTTACCACCAAAGTCCTCAATGATATGAAGGGTGAACAGGCTGACTTCGTTGATTATAAGAAGAAGAAAGAAAAGCTTAACGACATGGATGTTGAAGCCAAGCCTGGAGAATCCAAGCTTGATGCTCTTATTCGTGAACGCCAGGAAACAAAGGGCGAGATAGCTAAGACAAAGGAAGAGATAACCGCAAAACAAAAACTCATAGAAGATGGGGAAGGTAAAGTAAAGGCTCTTGATGCTGCAATCAAGCAAGCCGAAAATGATAGATTGAAGTTTTGGGCTAACCTCGTTGGAGGTATAAGTGCTGGGCTTGCTATTATTCTCGGAATAGCGGCATTCCTCACTGCGACATATCCAATACTTCCAAGAGTATTGCGATATTTCGCTCTTGGATTTGGTGCGCTCTCAGCCTTATCGTTTGGATTTGCCGCAATAGTTCCTTATCTCACAATCATAGGAATCTGTTTTGGAGTTATCGTTCTTGGTGCTGGTGTATTCTTCTGGTTCAAGGATCGCAAGAGTCTCACCCAGGTTGTCAATACCGTTGAGAACGTCAAGAATGAAATACCAAACTATAAGGATAAGTTCAGCAAGTTTATTGACTCTGATGTTGACACCCATGTAGATTCTGTAAGAGGCGGAATCAAGAAGAAGCTTGAGAAGCTTGCCAAAGTTGTAAAATAAATATTACGCAATGGTATATTTACATTCGTAAACCAACCATATAATGAAGTCAAAGGAACATATATGGATACCAACGACGAAGTGAAGAAGAAGTTTACAACGGCATATGCGGAGTATCAGAAGTATCTTGTAGAGGTTGTATTTGCCGATGAAATAAAGGAAATGAAAGAAAGGGAAGCCACCGATGCGATTCAAGAAGTTTTACCTCGAAAGTCATAACCCTGTAAGAAACCCTTACTCGGCTGCCAAGATCGCTTATCATGAATCCATGATAGAGGGGTTTGGTAATCAACAGTTTATTGAAGACGGTATTCCAGAGCGTGACGAAGTATCGAATGTTATACGAAATGACTTGTGGGAACCCGTAACACCAGAACAGTTTAGGAAGTCTCTGTCAAGTAGCAAACATCCGGAAATGTTATCGGATTACAATACATCGGAACTTGCCAAGATGAAGCTATTCAAGGTTCCTAACTTTGACATTGGGTTTGCTCTAAAGAACCACGACAACGAACCGCACTCTGAAATAGTCGCAGTTCATAACAACTCACCAATCAAGGGTATTGGGGATGACTTGGTTCAAGCTGCTGTAAGAAACGGTGGAAAGTATCTCGACCACTTTGAGGGTATGCTGGATAAGTTATATTCGAGAAATGGATTTGTTGAATACAAGCGTGACCCTTATAATCCTATGTATGATCCAGAAGGAACGTTTAAGGCGAAGTATGGACAGGCAGCAGTTGTTTATAGGGTATACAAGGGTAGTTGATATCCAAACCAACGGAATATAATATAGGCGGAGATAACGTCTATGATAGTATCCATAACCGATGTTCAACTTGAGACATGTAAAAAGTTCGCCAACAAGGTTGTTGACACAAACATAGACATGTATAAGCGTCGTAATCAATTCGACCGTGAGAAGATCATTGATGATATTATAGTCGGTAAGATTGGCGAGTTCGCCGTTTGTAATATGATTGTTACCCATAAGAAGCTGGAATGCACCCTACCCGATGTTATGATATACGGAAGGGGCGGGAAGAGCTTTGACGCTGACTTATCGGCATGGCATGATAAGGGCGACAAGTCGTGGTATTTCCATGTCAAAACGATGAAAAAGGAAGCTGCCGAGCGTTGGGGGCTATCATGGTCGTTTCAGGTTGAAGACCCTTTGGTAACAGACCCCGAGGCGTTCAATCAACATTATCTTGCCCTGTGCGAGCTTATTGATTATACTACTGTTGATATAAAGACAGTTGTCAAGTCAAGTGAAATATCACTGTGCTGGAGTGACCCGAAGCTAAATAAGCTAAAGGGCATCAAGAAGGTTCTCTATTGGGAAACTCTGGAGCCTTTACCGGGTGTAAAGAAACTCTAAAGGAGCATATATGAATGTAGTTGTATTTCACGAGAAGCAAGAACTGGTAGTAACCCCCGTTGTCGGGTTGAACATGAACCGTGGAACCGCCACAATCATATTTGAAGCTGGAAAGGCTTACCTCGCTGATGTTGAGAAGGTTGGTGATAACTTCTCCAATGTGACCTTCTACGACGATGACGGTGGCTTTACAGCGTTCTCGGTTCACAACGAGACATTCGTAGCTAACCCTAACCGAAAGGTGTGATATGGTTTCGTTTCTGATGTATTTGTCATTATCGGTTTGCGGTATTATGGTGGTTGGGAGTTTAGCCCTGGCTGTCATGTGCTTCATTCGTAGAAACTCCGAGCTACCACACACTCCACAGGAAGACGAAGAACAGATGAAGTATTTGGAAGAATACTTCAGCAAAAAGAAGTGATATGGATAACGAGTATATAAAGCAGCTTGAAGAGTCTAACCAGAAGCTTCAAGAACGCGTTGAAGAGTTAGAAACAAAACTTGACTGGCGGGAAGAGACGAAGGATTGGAGAGTAGTTGCCGAGACACTTCACACTGAAAGGTCTTGGAACCGATATGGTGAGTTAGTTACTAATGACGAAGCATGTAAGATGATTGACAGTATATTGTCAATGTCTGGAGAAACTATCAACAATATGTGGCTGGCTGGATACCGTATAAGCACCTTCCGCGACTCGCAAGACTCTGGAAATTTGTGGGCAAGACTGAAACATGGATTCTCCATTGTCAATAAGGAAAGCTCCAAATATCCTCCATTCGCCATATCAATATATGTTTCTAAAAGTGTGTTTCCGTGGATTTCCAACCGATGCTACATAGTGATGTCACACAACGAAATATGTGATTTCTCCGGATCAATGGCGCAGTCATTCAATAAACTTGACTCTTCTCTTGATAAGCGTATAATTAATATGGTAAAGCTTATAGAAACATGCAAGGTAAGCATGAACGGCAGGCTTCTCAAGATGGCTACCGAGAGGTGGTATCCATCGGATAAATGCTTCAGTCCGTGGGCTGACGTTCCAGAGAATAAGTATTGACTTCCATAAATACCTGTTAGGATACTACACATGGAGACAACGATGCGTAAGTGCCAGTGCGGCAACCAAGTAGAAGACGAGCGAATTGAACTGCTCGACTCCCGTGTATGTTCCAAGTGTGCAGCCAAGGGCATCGCCCAACCTCCTGCCCTGAAGGGGTTTATGATTTACGATCATAAGACTGCTCCAACCATTTGTTTCATGAGTGAATCTCAGTTTCAGCAAGCCAAGGCGGCTACTGACCGTGTTGGTCAAGAGTCAATCCTCAACAAAATCATCAAAGACATAGAGTAAGGAACTCCACATGACCCCCGACGAAAAAGTTACCGCCATGAAGAACCTCGTGAAACCTTCGGTGCGATATGAGGTTCCCGCCAAGGCAACCGCCGACGCGCCGCCTGCCCCTGTCAAGGATTATGTTTGGTATCTGAAGAACGTGTGTGCTGGGCAGGATGTATATGTATTTCCCACCCACGATGAAGCTTATAAGTTCGGGTGGAGCCTTCGTGATAAGCATGGTGACAAGATTCGTGTTGAAATTGCAGTTGAGACAGTTCGAGTATTTGCTATATGATAGAGTTTGATGTGAATGAATCTGCCAAGAATGATTTTATAGAACTAAACCCTCTAATATATCTACCATCTATCTCAATTAGTATTATACCATTAGCCTTACAGTATTCTCGCAGGTAATTATCACGAGACATCTGTTCTTGGTATCGAAGCTCTGCATTTTTACCAAAAAATCTTGGGCAAATACCATAATGCTGCTCACCGTTATACTCAACTATTATTGACCGATTATTTACAGTGAAGAAAAAGTCTGGAACAATAAAGTTTCTAATAGATAATTCTTCAGTATATATCTTATAACTATTATTCTCTATTTCAACGTTTGGAAACATGTAACTAAGTATATTGAATGTAATCTTTTCGTTTATTTTCACTTTTTTCTTTATTTTTGTATATTCTTCTTCCCCTCCGTATAATTCGCAAGTTTTACGGTAGTGATACAGATTAGACTGTCTAAGCAACTTCTCATGATTATTGTAGTATCTTTCCCTTCCTCGCCTTCTTATATCTTCTATATTCTCTTCTTTATATATTTTAGATTTAGTATTTTTACACTGTTTACAATAAGGATTCAATTTGTCTTTTCTGGCATTATCCACCCCATAGCATTCGAGTGTTTTCAAGTTTAGACATGATGAACAGCGTTTGTATTCAACCCCATCTTCTATATTGTGATCGGTAGCATTCATTTTATTACTTTGCAATTTCTTCTATTTTTATTTTTATATTCAATCCAGCAAATCTCAAGTATTCACTCATACTAACAAATCCAAATTCAGTAGCTCTTTTAGATATCTCTACAAATTGTTCATCAGACAATCTAATGTTTATCTGTTTATCTTTGTTAGATATCGCAATTTTTAGGATTTCTTCTGCTCTTTTATTGGATTCCCAGGTATTCATATATCTCCTTGTATATCATTGCTATACTTATTTATATCACATTTTACGATTATCTAAAAGTATTTTTGAGTGTGTCATCCACTTTATAGGAATTTTGAGATTCCAGTTGATTTTTTTGTATAGTCGTTAGAATATAGGAGAATAAAAGGAGAAGCGCATGTCTTTCTTTTCAGTAACAATTGAAACTATTAGCCACATTGGCAAACACCCCAATGCCGACACGCTCGACGTTGCTCGTCTTGAGGGTCTTGACTTCCAGTTCGTAGTTCGTAAGGGCGAGTTCACTGCTGGTGAGAAGGTTGTATACTTCCCGCTTGACTCTCTGATTCCGCTCAACGTTCTTGAACAGTTTGGAATGGTCAAGGAGGGCAAGGGTATCCTCGCTGGTAAGCAGGGAAACCGTGTCAAGACCAAGGAAATTCGTGGCATTCTCTCCCGTGGTATTGTGGTGAAAATCCACCACATTGAGGGTATGGAGCGTCTTTCAACTGACCTTCCAACCCCCGAGGAACTTACCAAATACTTCGGCGTTGAGAAGTGGGAACCACAGGTTGTCTTGGAGAAGGGTGCAAACCTTTTGCCGCTTCCGCAGCATGTTCAAGACATTGTGGGCGCTCGCTACGACATTGAATCCACCGACAGGCACATTGACGTTGTTGAAACGTTGCGTGATGTTTGTGTGTATGTCACTGAAAAGCTGGAGGGGCAGAACTTCTCTGTTACTGCTACTCCGAGCGGTGAAGTGTTCGTAAGCCAGCGTAACTACACCATCAAACCGATTGAAGGTCATACGCACTCTTTCTGGAAGGTCGCTGACAGCGAAGGCATCATTGCCACTGCTAAGAGACTTGTCAGAACTGAGCCTGTCACCATCTTCGGTGAGTTGCTTGGTCCCGGCGTTCAAGACAACATCTACCAGTTGAAGAAGCATGAAGTTCATGTATTCGACATTGCAGTTGGTGGAAGATTCCTTGACTACGCCGAGCTTTGCGCCGAGTGCTTCGCTTCCGACTTGAAGCAGGCTCCGGTTCTCTTCACCGGATTCCTCCGTGACTTCCTCGCCGGAAAAACGGTTCAGGAAGTTGCGGGTGGAACGAGCAAGCTGTTTGACACGCTGCGTGAAGGCATCGTTATCAAGCCGATATACGAGATGAAACTTCCACATTTCGGAAGAGTTATCATCAAGAAACGTGATGAAAAATACGAGGCTATCCGAGGCTGATAGTGTAAGGCACTTAGAAATAGGTGCCTTACATTATTTCTGTCTTATGTCAAATAATAAATAAAGACAAGGAGGTAGTTTTATGGATATGAAGTCATACTGCTATCGTCAAGTAGAAGAGGCAAAAAGATATAAGTGGATCCAGAGCCAGAAGGCTGGTAAGGATTTGGGTGAAACGGCAATACATGAATGGGTAAAGAAATATGCCGCACAATACCGTAAAGATTACAATGAACAATACTTGGCAATGGTGTGTTGTGTTGTTGAAGAAACGATAAAGGAACTGGATAAGGCTAAAGTTGTTGTTGACAAGGAACTGGTTGAGCGTATTGTGAAGATATCCATCAATAAGTTTACTGAGAAGTGGGTTACGGAAGTCGCCAAGGAAGAACATAAAGGGCAAATAGAGACTATTTGATATAATATGTCAAGGAGAAAAACACAGTGAAGGATACTGTAAACCAGACGAAGTTAGAAAAACTCATTCATGCAATGGATTTACCCTTCAATCGCAAGAGTGATTTCAACCCAACCAAGCTGAGATGGCTACAGAAAAATATGGGAACCCGAAACAGCACGCATAAAAACTATGCTGAAGCTCTAAAGATTGTTGAGATACTTATAGAAAATGGCTGATTTACCACCACCCGAGACGACAAGAAAACCAACTGGTGATGTTGTTCATATAAATGATACGCAAGGTCTAAAAACCGTGTCTATTGGCGGAAAGACATACCAGATACTTGACGCCGGTTATGTATGCGGCTCAACGTGTGCAGTAATGGTTCTTAGCGAATATACATGTTTGTTTAGCACACCACCATATTGCACGGTTTGTGCAACGTGCATGCATCCCGAAGGCGCACCACCCGTTCCTATACCAGATTATACGTCATGCGGAGTTCCTGCCGGTCAATACGGTATTTTAGTTGTATTCAAACCTGCGTGGATATGTCACTGTCTGAAGATGCTTGGGTATAATTCATCAAACGTTAATTCAATACAGCCAGTCGGAACTGTGCCTTACTGTGGCGCGCCATCACTACCACCAATGCTCAGTGGGTTCAACCCGTTTCCATTATTAGCTGGGGCTGCGTTGATTGGTGGTGCTATTGCACTTTCCGCCGCCGATTCGGCAACTCTTCCGGATGGAACCGTGGTTGATTTTAACAAAGATGGTGCTGGAATCCCATACCGCCCAGGAATTGACTGTGATATAGACACACTTCCAACTCACCCAGCCGGAACACTTGAGAAGCTTGGCGAGTGCCCACCAGATCCGCCCGGTGGCGTTATATTGACACGCTAAGTGTGTCATACAGTTGTTTACACAAAAACATTCACTATTGATTTAGGAGTAACCTTGGTTATGATAGACTCATAACCCAGGAAAAACAACCCATGGCTAAGATTTACGAGTGGTCGTACAAGGAACAGAAGGGTCAGATCGTCGCTGATAACGTCAAGGAGGCGAAGCGACAGGTTGCCAACAAGTTCGGCAATGCCATCAAGATTCCCCGTGGAACCTCCATCAAGAAGATTGGGCTTGCCAAGGGTAAGACTCCCGCAAAGATCGAATCGGTAGCCGACGTTCCCAAGGAGGTTCGTAAGGTTGTTGTCGATTCTCTTCCCGATGGAACGGTTCTCACTGGTCATGGCGGCAAGACCTACACCATCGGGCAGAAGGGCAAGAAGCCGTTCTGGTATCAAGAGGCAATCCTCAAGCACCAGGGCATCAAGGGTGTCAAGGCTGATACTTCCGTTTCCAAGGCTTTCAACGATGACGTTGGCAACGCCCCCGAGTTGCGCTTCAATGGATATGAGTTGAAGAACGCTCTTGTTCTTCAGCGTGAGTCACATATCATTGGGCATGTCTCCATGGTCTATGAGATTCCGGGGGCAGAAAAGGTCATGTGCTTTGTGAGTGATGAAGCTGAAATGATTCTGCCATCCAGAACCAAGGTTTGGAAGGTTGGCGGAGAGTGGAGTATCACTTGAGGAAGACTGTCAAGACCCGAGAATACTATCAGCAGTTGAAGCTGTCAAAGAAGGATATGCAGAGCGCAGTTCTTTCGTTTGACATTCAACTGGAAACGCTTATGCATGAAGCCGATCAGCATTACGATGATCTTGTTCATGCTGTTCAGATTGTAAGTAATGTTTCACCGTGTATTGCCAGTATATCCACACAGATTGAAAATGACCAATTCGATGAAAACCATTATGGGCGTATGATGCGTGGCAATATCCACCGTGATATGATGACGAACATTGAGAATCTGAAGAAATATACCGAGTCGATTAGTCGAGCAGCAACCCGTTATTTCGACTCATGTGATCGCATCAATATGTTTATCTGTTTGCGTGACTCTCTGGTTCGGAATGCTAATAGAGCTACGGATATTGTAAAACAAAAAGATTCGATACAATCAGTCATAGATGCTCACAATGCGGCAGATGAAATGCCGTTCTGAGCATAACAATCACCCTTGACCAAAGGAGAATAAAATGGCAAGGACGAAGAAGAATACCGAAACGCCTGTTGAAAAGAAGGGAACTGATGCCGTAGTGGCACAGGAGACGAAGGTGGAGAAGCCGAAGGGGCATGTGTTTTATACTGTGATGAGCAAGACCCGTGGCGGGTTCGTCACCGAGCATATGGATTCCGAGAAGGCATGTGAAACGGTTGATGCGTTCTATTTCGAGCAGCGCCGGAAGATCGGAACTGGTCAGTGGAACCCCCGCCCGTTCGACATGTATATCATGAAGCGCGACACTGGCATCGCCCACACTCACAGCCAGTTGTATCACTACATCCCAGGATCGCTGTCTGAGGCTCGCCGTGAAGCAAAGATGCGTGAACGTTATGGTGATGACTACCGTGACAACCGCGAGTCGGAGGATATCGACAACTTCGACGCCTCCAAGTACATGTGATAAATACGGTTGGGTGAAATTCCCAACCGCACGGGCGAGTAGCTTATAGTAAAGCGTTGTCAGAGCTTTCATTGTTGTCAATTCCTTTCTGGCAAAAAGTTGTTGGTTCAACCCCAACCTCGTCCACCACCGTATGACACACCCTCATTCACCAGTCAAGTAACTCTTGCATAAGTGGATGGGGGTGTTATACTTTACCCATCAAGGAAAAAACACTATGAGCGACCAGTCAACCCCCGTTCTTATGCCTGGAGTCAAGATCGAAAACGAGGAAAAGACAGTTCAGAAGAACTCCCCCCGTTGGAACGTGATTCTGCTTGATGACCCCAACCACACATTCGCATATGTCACTGACCTTATCGTTAATGTCTTCCGTCGTTCGATGGATGACGCCAAGGCTCTGACCGAAGAGGTTCACCGCATGGGTCGGGCAATCATCGTAACTTGCAGCAAGGAACGTGCCGAGCTTTATCTGGAACAGGTTCGTAGCTATGGCAACGATCCCTTCATGAAGATGTTCAAGGGCAAGGAATCTGGCGCTCTTGGTGTCACGATGGAGCCTGTTGACGATTGAGCAAAGAAACTCCTTGGTATACTTGTATAAATACAGGTTAGCACCAAGGAGTAAATATGGCATATTTTGACAGTAACGAATACCGTGAAACCATCCGCAAGCGTTTGGATGAGTCTGACAGCATGGAGATTGGTGGAGTTCACTTGCACAAGGAAGCTGAGAAGCCAACCTATGCAACTGACACACTTGCCAAGTTGAGAGAAAAGCTATTTGGAACTGAGAGTGTCGCAGGAATGGAAGACTCTGGCGATGCTGTTGGTCCCGAGACTCACGATGGCGCACCAGTCGGTCCAGAAGCCGAAATGGGCGAGGATACTTACCAAGACGCTCCAGAGGGTTCCGAAGAAATAGAAGCCCCAGGATTGGCTGGAACCGAGGAAGAACCAGAGTTGACAGCCGAAGACCTTGGTGATATGGCTACCGACACTATTATGGATATTCTTGGCTCAATCAAGCAGTTGCGTGATAAGGTGAAGAAGGAAGATCCTAAGAAGGCTGCTCTTATCCGCCGAGTTTACGATCATCTTCTCAAGGGCAAGGAAAAGATTACCGCCGAGATTCTAAAGTCTCACGAAGAAGAGAAGCACGGTGGACCAGCCGATGAGGTCAAGCGTGAAGGTAAGTGGTAAGATTTTTGTTGACTGTGAGCTTCCTTCCGACTATGGTATGTGTCGGATGATGACTCATGACGAAGGGTTGCCGCTTCTTAGCGGCGACCTTTTTTATGTTCTAACCAAAAATAAAGAGTTTGTTATTCGGGAATACCAAGACGATGGTTTCTCGTTTGTTGACACTCCATGTAACGATATATGTGAGTTTATAATCACCGGATATATCCAGGGTGGTATGGGTGTTTGGTGCGTTGAGTATAGGGTCAGTGTTGACTCTGGAAAAATGAAGAATGTGTATGAGACACGCGTGGTTCTTGACGAGGAAGAAGGCTCTTGACTTAGGCAAGAACTCTCTACAATGTAGAGCATGACCTACCTCGAAAACCTCTTCAACACCCTCTACCCTATTGGTATCAATGACTTTGATGCTGTCAAGAAGAACTTTCTTGATCAGTATGGTGTCGATATCAAGCAGGAGGGTAACTTCTACATCCTCAAGTACGACATGATCGGTGCCAAGTGGCTTACCGAAGTTCCTCGCTACTGCCGTGGTCACATCCTCAAGTGGGATGGTCGCATCTGGTCGCAGGCTTCGCATCCGTGGCAAAAATTCTTCAACTCCCACGAGGGTCATTCTGGCGTTCACACTGAGGAAGCCTTCAAGGCTCGCCTTGATGCTGGCGACCTTCGTTTCGTCCAGAAGGCTGACGGTACTTGCATTCAGGTTTGGCATGACGGTGAGAAGTGGCACGCCTCGACTCTCGGCATGATCAACACGGGCATGGTTCAGGATTACGACAAGTCGTTCTCCGACCTGTTCTGGAGCATCTTTCAGGGCAACGCTGACGAGATTCTTGGTGACATCACCAGCACCTACCTGTTTGAGCTTTGCACGCCTTACAACCGCATCGTTACCAAGTACGAGAAGAACACCATCTTCCTGCTTGGCGCACGTTCCAACATTTATGGTTGGTATATCCCACTTGATCTGCTCAAGCGTGTTGCCGATGCATGCGGTGCCTCGCTGCCAAAGGTTCACCGTCTTGCGGATATCGGCGTTGACTCGCTGGTAAAGGCGCAGGAGTGGGTTGAGGCGCAGGCTTCAGACCGTCAGTATGGCGAGTTCTCCGAGGGCTTCGTTATGTATGATGGTGGCACCCCTGTTGCCAAGTTCAAGAACTCCAACTATCTTGCTCTGCATCATGTTGGTGGTGGTGATACCAAGCACTCGAAGAACGTTCTCATTGAGGCTTTCTTCGCTGGTTCGGTTGACGATATTGAGAAGGTTCTGAACGACCACCTGACGGGCTTCCTTGCGAACCTCCGTGCGTGGTATGCTGAGAAGCGTTCGGCACTTATCAACGAGGTTGCCGATATCTCCAAGGGTTCATACGAGACTCAGAAGGACTACGCTATGCGTGTCATGAAGGTTTCGGATAAGCGCCTGTCATCTTTCTTCTTCTCCAACAAGGACAAGGTTCTTGCTGGCAAAGTTGAGAGTGAGGATATCGCTCGTTACTTCAAGTCGGCTTGGTCGAAGTTTGAAGACGATATCAAGGGTCTGTAAACATAAATAACGCCAAAGGAACGCCATGAGCGGTCAATGCAGAGTCAATATCAAGCCAACGGTGGCGGTGGGGCGAGTGCCCACCATCGCTGAACATATCCTTCCGAAGTTATTCGATAACGATGTTGTTATTGATACCGATTCCATCCTCAAGGATAAGAAGAAATTCTTCCACTTGCGGCTGGAGTTGACGAAGGTATTGACACCTATCGTTGAACGTATAGCCAAGAGTGGTAAAGAAACTACTCTTGGCTTGTCGTTGGATGAGGAAGGCAAGCTGAAGGTCTATCAGATGATGACCGGATCGGGGAATGACATTCCCGAGGAAGATATCTGAACCGACCTGAAACTTTTATAAATAATGGGTAATCAGTAAGGAGTTCAGCATGTTTGAAACACCAGAGCAGTTCCGTGAACGCATCCGTGGACACTTGAAGGGTTCTTTTGCCAAGAAGGCAGAGGAAAACGGCATAAAGACCTTGAGCGAAGTTGATCCACAGGGTCAACCACAGCCTGGGCAGACAGCGGGTGGGCAGGCTGACAAGGGTGGGCAACAGCAATCCATTCAGGCTCCCCCACAACAGGCTAATTTCAAGAAGACGATCCAGACAGCCTTTGAGAATCTTTCTGCCGCATTCAAGTCAAAAGGGCAGCTACCTTCGGGAACCAAACTGAAGAACTCTGGTTCGGTGGCTCAGAAGGCTATCAATGACATGTATGTGGCTGTCAATAACCAGAAGCTTGACAATAAGACTCTTTCCAATACATTCAAGAAGAGCATAGGAACAGTTCTTGACGCAATCGTAAAGGATGTTGAGTCTCTGTCAAAGACCAATCAGCAGAAGAGCCAGCAGGATCAGCAAAGCGGCGGAAGCGCCCAACAGCCGCAGCAGATGAATGCTGAAGCTGTTCCTGGCGAGAACCTTCAGTTAGCCGATGAGAACTATGGCGATGGTGTTGTTAATAGTGTTAGTCAGGCTCCGGTCGTTGAGAAGAACGACCCAATTTCAGTTGACTCTATGCAGGGAATCCTGAAGTTTGCTACTCCCGACCAGATTGGTGATGCGATCAAGAAGATGAAGCCTGAAGACTTCCAGCAGTTCACCAACGGATTGCAGAAGACTGCGCTTGACGTTATCGCAAGAAGTGTAAACGGTGCAGGCGCGGCACCAGCAGCACCATCAAACAAAAACAACAACCCTAACAATGATGGTGGGGTCAACCAAGAGGGCAACCTCAAGTTAGGAGAACTATAATGGATAATTTCAGAGTTGAACAGAAGCTTCGTGATGGTTGGAAGACCATAAGTGAAGATACCAATGGGGCATATGGTGGACAGCAGGCTGGCAAATCTATAAGCGCAGGAGCAAGCGGACCAAACCTCATGCCGCAAATGCCATCGCCTGCAAGTGGTCTTCAGGGTAATGTAGAACCAGAACCAGCGGGAGTCAACTTGACACCAGCCGAGAAGACAGCAGTATTTGCCATGCTTAGAGCAGCAGTAGCTCAGATGCAGATGGATGGTTCAGTTGGAACTGTTTCGGAGATTTCTCCGGATCTTGAATCTGCAATGCTAAAGCTGCGCTAAAAAGTTAGCATTTATTTATTCAGTGTAAATTGATTCTCAACATAATTTAATGTTGATTGCATTATCCGTATTAAGTTTTCTCTGTGGGAAAACGGAACATTCTTGAAGACTACTTCATTAATTAAAATATCGTTTTCAATATATGATATAGAAAACTTATTGTCAATCCATTCAGAATAAGCAATATTTTGTCCACCAACAACACCAGCGGGTTGTGCTTCGGAAATATATAATTTATTACCTATGAATGCCAATGGAGTTTGAGAAAATCCAGCAGTTCTATCAAAAGTAGTTGAGTCGATTAAATTTCCATTCTTATCATAAGCATAAATTGGGCGAGCAGTTATTGTACCAGCACCGACATCCACAACGAACACATTCCCACTAATTGCTTCGGATGCTATTCCTTGTAAATTTGTTCCTCCAGTGATAAAATCCGTCCAATTTACACCACCATCAATAGATTTTTTTACGGTGGTTGAATTTCCAGCTAGATATAAAGGAAACGATGTTGAAGTTACTGTTTTATATGGAGAACAGTAAAAATTAGAACCCTCTCCAGAAAATAAGACATTTTCCATATCCCACGAAAGTATAACATAGTTTCTTTTCCAAGTAGCAGAACTCCAATTGGCATTTGCATCGGTTTCGTAAGAATATTCTGTTTTATAATTTGAATCTATTATAGACATATTAGGTTCTTGTTCCTGCTAATGTAAATTCAATATCAGATGCTCCAGCAACACTCGTAATAACACATGTTATTCTTGCATCCGAAGCAACCGTTCCTCCAGATATTATAGCAACATCTTGTGGAGTAGATGTTACTGATATAGTAGTAACGGAACCAGTAAAGGTAACTGGCGTCCCGTTGATATGTATAGCAACGGTGCATGTTCCTACTAATGTCTTTAGTCCGTTTATAGAAGTCAATGTTCTTGGAATATTTGCCTTTGCTACTACAGTATATGTTTTGTTTGTTGGTGCTTCAACAAATAGGTTATCTTCATGTCGTGTTAGAGAATTTCCATTTGAAAGCTTGTAATCGGTTGCAACAACCGTTTTTGTAACTGACATACCACCGTCTGTTTGTATAGAACCATCAGAAAGTGTTGTTGCTTCGGTTGTATCGGAAACTAACAACCTACCCGTCATCGTATCACCACTTATATTAACATAGCGATTATCATAGTCTGAAAGGAAAGTAGCCGATGTTGGTATTGTAATTCCACTTATCTGACTTTGTAAGTCACCAGAGATACTTGCAACTTCGGTTGATCCAATCAAATCATCATATTCCGTTGAAGTTAAGTGGTAATACTCACCAGCAACTCCCCCTTGTAATCCAGAAAGACTATTATGGTTACTTGCAGTTGCTATAGCAGAAACGAACGAGGTAGCAGTCAAAGAAGCTACTGCTACTATTCTTGCTCTACCGTTAGCGGTAGCATAACCAGCAGAGAATTGGTGAGTTACTCTAGCAACTGGAACTATTTCAGCGAATGGCAAGTTACCCAAAGATAGATTTGCTACACTTTCACCTTGAGCAAGTGCCAAGGAAGTATAGATTGCCTGTCCAGGGATAATGATATATTCAAATCCTGGGGTAATAGCATTCGTAGCGAACACATAGTAGTTAACCCAACGGTTACTCGTGGTGATGTCAGTCAACTGCCAAGAACCACCAGTAAACTGGTTGTATCTTATGCTGTTAGCATTGATGAGGTAAGGATATGCTTGTGTCTTACTCCATGTCCAATTACCACTTGCACCCGTGCGATAGAATATATTGTAAGGACCATTATCTGGTAAAGCGGGAATTTCATTGAGAATATCTTCATCATAGAAGGTTCCTTCGGAAATAGAATACTTGTTGTTTGCTACAGTATCGGAGTTGCGAACATAGTCACCTAAAGACATTCCAGAAACATATTTTGACCCAACAGTTCTGTGAAGGTACTGATGGGTAACTCCATCCATTGTGATTCCATGTCTCTCTTCGGCAAGGAAACTATCAGTTGCTCCGTCATTAAAGAACACATATGCAACTGGAGCATCTTTAGCAATATTGAACAATGTTGGAGAAACCGTGAAGTCGCCAGTATTGTAAACATAATAAATGTATTGTGTTCCATATGCTGGTGTTAAAGTAGCAGAATCTCCTGTCTTGAGGAACTTGTTCCCACCAAGGTACACAGCATAATTTCCAGAGATAGCAAATGTTGCGGTTGTAGCATCATAATAAAGTGTTGAGTCGGTTCTGTTGATAAATCCATTAGGCTCATTCGTATCTTCTTTTGTTACTTCAAGGGAATTTATACGAACCTCAAAGTCACCAGAGATACTTGCAGTTGTTGTAAGTAGCGTATAGTTACTCAAGTCACTTGAATTTGCCTTAGAGTTAATCTGAACCTGTAAGTCTCCAGAGATACTTGCGGAAGTTGTCAATAGAGTCAAATCAGTAGTCAATATGCCACTATCAAGTAACTTACCATCAGCATCGTGTGTTACTATATTGCCACTTGAGCCACTTATATCTACCGCATATATACTTGCACCACGAATGCTCTTTTGACTTGACATGCCTCCTGCAACTCTCAAGGAACCAGTAAGTAAATTTGTAGCATCTGTCGTATTTCCAATTGCTATTGGATTATTGTTTAGATTTGTTATGCTATTAACAACTCTAATAATATTAGTCCCACCCACATTTAATTCAGCGTTACCTCCTTCCCAACCAAGAGTTATGGACTTAGTGGTTAGTAAAGCACCTCTATATTCCTTTTGTATAGAAATATCGCTATTAAAACTAGTAGATGCGAACAACCAACTAGCATTTTGCCCAGCCCAAAATATTTGGTTTGGAGCAGATGATAAAGTCTTTATTGATTCATTCAAACCCCAAGGGGCACCGTAAAGGAATACATCTTTATTAGATGTTGTATTTAATATTCTCTCAACAGAAACCATCTGCTTCTTGAAGTCAACTACCGTAACAGTCTTACCATTTGACGAGGTTATTGTCTCACCAACAATAAAATCTCCTACAATGGTAGTAAGTGATAAGAAACCAGAAGTTGTTCCAGTTGTGCTTCGTATTTCTGCTGTTGCTCCAGAAGAGTTACCAATTATGGTAGCGGTTGTTAAAGAACCCCAAGTAGAAGTATTTCCGCCACCATACTCTATACCACCGTTATTAAAGGAATCTACAAGGAACTCTACTCCAGTTTCATTCGTAAGACAGTTGTTTATCTGAACTTGTAAGTCACCAGAGATACTTGAGGTGGTTGAAAGTGGTGTATAGGAGCTTAAGTCACTTCCGTCACTAATATCCGCTATTGTAAAACCACTATCGAGCAACTTGCCCGTGGCATCGTGAATAACTATTGAGCCACTTGCTCCAGAGATGCTATCAACAACGCTATAAGCAGATTTGAAAGTACCATCTGCCATAATGAATGACGTAACAGTTCCAGCGGTGTTTTGACCTTCAAGTAAATGTGTTACATTATCAGCATTACCAGTTCCATTTTTGATGGTTAATCCATCAAGAGTTGCGTTAATAACTATCTCTGGTGTTGTTGAGTTATCATATGCTTGTTGAAGTGTGGTTGTTGAAAGACCAGCCGTTCCACCAGTTGCTTCACCGAAGATACTTGCTGGTGTAAATATGGCGTATGCTGTGTCGTTTAGTACAGTAGCGGTTCTTCTTACTGAAATAATACCAATTAAAACAGCCGATCCAGGAAGTGCTGGATATTTAACGAATGACTCTGTTTGGGTAGATGCTACAGCATTAGCCAACGAACTATATACGGTTTGACCATATTGAACAGCAACTCTACCAGAAATAAACTGATATACTCTGATGTTTGTTGAACGGTTGCCACCGCCATCACCTGTCGCAGATATAGCAGTTCTTGTGCCAGCCAAATCATAGAAACCTGGGGTTACGAGAGTTTGGCTTGCTGCGAATACTGCTGTCTGTGTATAATAATCAAAAGTTGTTGGGAGTGACCCAACAAAAGTAATTTTATTAGGACTCTTATTGTTATTAACCCAATTGATACCCATTCCATATATAGAACCAGCGGACTTATTAAACGATAGGTTAGCACCATCCGCATAAGGAAGAATACCCTCGTTCAATACTGCTATAGGTGCAAACATATCTCTCAATGCGGAGAGTGGAGCAACATCATAATCAGAGGTGTTGTTAATTACAGTTATACTTGATTTGTTCTGATGAGATATCTTACCCAAAAAGATATTGTCTCTTCTTTGTTCTGGGGTTGGGTGGGTTACTTGTTGAGAAATTACACCAGCCCTATTAATCAAAACATATGTAGCAATATCAGTTAAGATATTGGTTACTGGATATGTACCACCAGCAAAGACCACGTTTGTAATGTGTGGAGCGGTTGCATAGACACCAGTATTATCAACTACAATACCCTTTAAAGGAGGAACAGTAAATGAAGCAGAAGTTGCTA